AAACTTCTTGGCACCACTGAGGTAGAAGGCAAGAAGAAGTTTAACTGGGCAAAAGTCCTCGTCATCGATGAGATTCAGTCCAAGAGACATCAGGAAGGAAGAGAGAAAGGGTACAAGTCTGATTTTAAGAATAGTAAAGAAGCCCAAAGACTAAAAGCCGAAGTAGACAGAGTCACAGCGCGTTTGATGGAGTTAGTTAATGACAAGAGAGAGAATGAGGAAAGTGAACTGACAGAATTGGCACGATTGGATATTGCTCTTGACAATGCTACCAGCATTGCCGAATACGATGCTATACTTGAAGAACAGGAGAAGATTCGTACTCATAGAGAGAATAGAGAGGCAGAAGAACTTGCTGTGAGAGGGGAAAGAAGAGAATTGGCTTATCTCTTAGACAAACAAATTGATAGAGATGCAGTGTCTGCTATTTTTGCAGTTCCTGATGCCCCATTTGACAAGAACTGGCACGAGCTTGCTATGAAGCGCATGCTTCGCTATGCCGCAGAGAACGGCTACGATGTCATTGCTTGGACGAAGGGTGACCAACAGGCAGAAAGGTATAATATCGGTGGGGTTCTGGAAGCCATACAACACTATGAAAGCGAAAAAGGAAGAGTTGTCATAGTGAAACCACGAAACAATGAATCGTCCAGATTTGTAGTCAATAATGAGGGCTTAATTATTGAAAGCAGAGGTCCACTTAGTGGAGATGCTACAACTCTATCAGATGTTGTTGGCAAGGAGTTGGCTTCAAAAATTATGTCAGGAGAAGGTGAAGATATAGAGAAACGAGACGGAGCCACATACTACCCAGCTAAAATGATAAAAGGTGAAGGCATTCGCATCGGTGGCGAAGGTATGAAGGGCTTCTACGACAGGATGCTTCCTGCTTTCATGAACAAGTACGGAAAGAAGTGGGGTGTCAAGGTAGAAGACATTCATCTTAATCTTGAAGGTGGACTGGATATGCACTCCGTTCCTGTTACCGAGGAAATGAAGGAATCGGTGATGGAAGGTCAGTTGATGTTCAAGACATCTGCTGCCAACAATAAGTCTCCAGAATTCTCGCTTCCAAACGAGTTGTTCCTCGATAATTCAATCATGTTCAAGGTCAGCAGAAACAACCGTCAGACAATCAACAATTGGCTCAACAAGAGACCTGACCTTAGTGAAGATGTGAAGGAGCAAGTCCTTGACATGCTTGACAACTATAACGATGCTACCCTTCAGCTCGCTACAGGTAAGTGGTTTGCACAGAACGCAATCAAACTGCCGGATGATATGGAGAAGTGTATTCAGGCAGTAGCATCTGCAAAGAAGGCCAAGGTTGACCCATTGCGCTACTCTGCTCCTATGGATATCATCAACGAGTTTGGTATCATAGAAAGCAAGAAGAAGCCTATCAATCCTGATACTGTGCCTACATTGAGCAAGGTTCGTGAGGTAAATGGCGGATATGCAGTATACGATGTAGAGGAAAGCGAGGAGTCACGCAAGAATATGCGCGAGATCATCAACACTCACTTTGGTGTCGGATGCTCTCCTTGGTGTTTGCTTCAGGGGGATGAGAATGGAAATCTTACACCAAAGTCGGCTGAATTTTGGCAGAAGTATAACGCATATCCAAAGCAGGTCGTATTCAAGGATGGTAAACTGCTTGCGTTTAGTGCCAACGATGTAAACGAGGTTCGTTGGTGGTCAAGGTCAGACAAGCCGTATGCTGGCTTCCCTGTTGAGGGAAAGATTAAGGGAGACGAGCTTGGTAGGTCTGGAACTATGGTTGTAGACACAAAGAGAGGAAAGGTACTTGGATATAATGACATACACAAAGTAGTAACCAACGGAGACACAAAATACACAAGCCGTTGGGAAGATGCCAAGGGACCGATACATTCATTTATAAAGTCGGTTAACAACCGCGAAGTTGGTGGCTTCTATAATTATAGCACTCATGGTCTTCCGTTTTTGGAGAAGCTGTTTACAAGAAAAGGTCTGCTAAAGATTTTTTCTGGTGAAGAATACATAGAATTCGATAACGAAGGCAAAGTTGATAAAGAGACAAGAGGAGGTTATGACTTTGTTTATGATGACGGTGTGTGGACCGTGTACTCTGGAGAGGAGCATGGATACGCGGAATATAAGTTCCGTAAAGGCAACCTAATCTCTGCTAATATAGATGGTAAGGATATATCGGACAAGGCTGCTCTCTCTCAGGTAGAGGTGCCAAACGAAGTGACTGAGCGCATAGCAGAGGGTCGTGAACCTAGTGCTGGTGTAATAAGGAAGATGCTCAACGAGATTGGATATGAGGGAAACCTTATGTTCAAGACCAAACAACCGCAGGAGTTTACTAGGCAGTTTATGACAAGTGCTCTAAACGATTTTTACGACCAATACAATACTTTTGCCCCGGCATCGGTTGTGTACGTTAAGAATCGCAAGATGATAGAAGATGCTCTTGGATTCAATGCTGGAGAAATGCCAGACTGGGTATATGATAAAATCAAGCAAGAGGCGAAGACAAGCCCCGCATACTTGGTAACTATGGTATTCGAAAAAGATGGCAAAGTTGCAGAAACCAAAAGAAGGATTCTTATCTTTGCAAATGATGATGTCGATTTGAGTTCTATTGTTGATTGGATGTTATTCCATGAAAACACACATGCCCTATTGACACGGGATGACATAGACAAGAAAGGGGCATTGAAACTTGGAGAGTGGCTATTGGAATGCGACAACAAACACACTCGTGGTATAGCAGACTGGGTTAGAAGGAATTACGAAAAAGAATCTTGGTCAGAGGAAATGTTATGCGAGTGCGTGGGTAAAATGCTTGCAATAGGAAGAGGGCAATGGGTATTGAATTTAGTCCCCGAAGAGTATAAACCAATATTAAATGAAATATATGAAAAATTTGGATACAACCCAGAAAGAGAAGATGGACGAAGATATGGAGAAATATCTAGAGACATTAGGGAACTTCAAATGCGGAACACCAAATCTGAAGGATCCGATAGTGATAAAAACCTCTACAAAACAGCAATAACTCCAGAGGTTCGCAGAGAGATGGATGTAATCTCCGCACAGGCAATCGTAAATGGTAACTACCTCAAAGCACCTAATGGCAAGGATTCTAAACTCACTCCAGAGCAGTGGGCGATGGTTCGTACCAAGAACTTTAAACGATGGTTTGGAGACTGGGAGAACGATCCTGCCAATGCATCTAAGGTTGTTGATCCTGAGACTGGTGAGCCGATGGTGGTTTATCATGGAACAGCGGGGGTAATCAATAAGTTTGAAGACCAACAAAGAACTCCTGGTTTCTGGTTTGTGAACAGAGAGGATGTGGCAAATGGATATGCGGAAAGTGCTTCTGCTGAATTCGGAGAAGAGAAGAATATTATTCCTGTATTCCTTAATATTAGAAACCCTCGCGTAGAAGATGCACATGCAGAGTATGACTATGAGAGAGAAAGCGGAAGAGAGTATGACCCTAAACGTGGTGGATTGGTGGAAAAGGAAAACATTCTCTTCAAAACCACCACAGCAAGAGCATTGAGAGGTCTTGTCACTATTGAGTCTAGCGGAGCATCGTTTGAGTCGGTGCAGCAGATTGTAAGGAGCAGAATAAATGGTCTGAACCAGCAGATTGATAGGCTGAACAGACTCCCCGACTCTCCGCACGTGAAGAGCAGACTTGCTACCATAGAAGAAGAGTTAGAGGTAGCCAAACTTCAAGAATCTATGCTTAATGAAACTGCAAGCAAACTTATTGATGAAACCTTGGTGGAGCCGGACTATGATTCTGCTCTCAGCGATATGACTCCAAGAACAATAGATGAGGCAATAGCCCAAGCACTCACTATGAGTGTTGACTCTGCAAAAAGGAAGGTTGGTGTTATGCTCAAGCCGGAGTCTCTTGCCAAAGAACTTGGCTGGAATAAGGATGACTGGAAAGGCATGAGTTATATTGTCTCTGACAAGGGGGTATCTCTTGACCGATTTGCGGAGATGCTTGAAGAGAATTCTGAACTTGCAGATATCTTCAGTGGTATGGACACAATGGAGATCAAGGATGCGATTATAGACTTTCTTATGGGTATGTCCACTTACTCAGACATACGTGACTTCACAAGAAACGCACGTATGAGAGAAGCGAGAGAAGAAGCAGAGGCTATCAACAATGAAATACTTAGCAGAAGTGAAGAAACCAGAGGGGGCCTTACTGTTGAAGAGTACAACTCGTGGATGATAGAATCAGATAGAAAAGCAAGAAGGGATGAATTGGAAGTTGCGGACGCAATGACAGCAGACATAAGCGATATAGCAGAACAGATTGGCGATTCTACAAAGGATAATACTGATGCTGCAAGGGCAACATTGATGGACAAGCTACGGAACATCAACCAAAAGATTGCTTCTCTTCGCTCTATAATGGCTGCTCAGAAAGAATACGACAAAGCAACAGTAAAGACAATTACTGATATTGCTAACGATTTGCTGACATCCGGGGCGTTGACTAACGTGACTCGTGGAGAGGTTAAGAAAATCCTATCTATAATCAATGGAGGTATAGGTAAGAAAGATATGACTGTTTCAGCAAACAGATTGATTGACCTGATGATAAACAATCAGCTGAGTTTCTTGGGAGGACTGGTTGACAAGTTTATGAAGGCGAGAACCAAGAAGGTAAATGCTAGCGGTGTTGAGATTCGTGGCGAGGTGGATGCTGCAACGCAGAAGGTCATGGATGCATTCAGAAGAGGAATGAAGATGGAGGCTACTGAACTTGAAAATGCAATCATTGCTGAAATGGACAAGATGAGCAGCACTTCAGAAACAATCCGTGACAATGCCGGCTATGAACTTTCTGGATTGCAGTTTGCAAAAAGATACTACGATGACGTAAGGGCTAGTATGGCAGAGGAATCTGCTCTCATGAATGAAATCAAAGATACCAAAGAGGCTCAGAGTCTTGGGCTTGGTTTCAATAGCAACGAAGATTATCGGGCATGGGAAGATGCAGTAAGGCATTCTATACGTGTAAACGAGATAGAACGCATCGCGGCACTTCAAAAACTTGTTGAAGATTTGAGCAGAGTGTATACTGGAGGGGTTGAAAATGCAAAACTCTTAAAGGAGGGAGAGAAAGCAAGGGTTGAGCAGATACAGCACTATGCCAATAGTGATATGCAAGGTCTGCCAGATGATGAGCATTCTAATGTGGAGAATTGGTTTGTTAACAATGCGCTAACGCAGACAGTTACTGCTGCTCTTGGAACATTTGAACAATGGATGCGTCTTTTTGGCTCAAAGAGTGCGGACGGTAAAGGATATCTTTATAACCACTTTATGGGTGGTTGGAATGATGCCAACAACAACGAATATCTTGGAATTAAAGAGGCACACGAAATATTGGATGCCAAAGTCAAAGAAATCTTCGGCAGCAAGGTAAACAGATGGAGCGACCTTTTCTCACTTGATAAGGTATTGTCAAGGAATCAGGGGAACAGCATAACATTCTGGGACGGAGGACAAATGAAAGAGCACAAGGTGACTCAAGGCAATCTTCTTTACATCTATATGGTAAATAAGATGACGGACGGAAAGATGAAGCTGCGTAAGATGGGTATTACGGAGGCAGACGTGATAGCGATAAAGAATTCTCTTGACCCTCGTTTTATCCAACTTGCTGACTGGATCCAGAGCGATTTCCTTCCAAGTCTTCGTGATAAGTACAATGCTGTTCACGAGAGATTGTTCGGTGCACCAATGGCTGCAATTGAAGACTACTTTCCTATCAAGGTTAACTCAAGGTCAAGAGTGCAAAACGTAGACTTAGGTATTGCAGAAACTGATGCTAAACCTTCGACAATAACTGGAAGTATCATTAAGAGAACAAGAAATAGCCTTGCTCTTGATATCATGAATGCAAATGCTTTTGATGTTATCCTTGACCACATTCAGCAAATGGAGCACTGGGCCGCATTCGCAGAGTTCAACAAGGACTTAAATAGCCTCATGTCTTATAGAAAGTTCCGCAATAGGGTGGAAAATATGACTACTGTGTTTGGAGCCGGAAAGAAAGCATGGGACAACTTCCGTAAAACTGCCGAGATTGTAGCTGGCGTGTATCGTCCAGAAGTTGGGCCTTGGGATAGGCTTACAACCACCACTATCAGAGGTCTGATTTCGGGAAAGATAAACTTCCGAATATGGACAGCAATTAAGCAGATTCTTTCTCTGCCCGGATTCCTGCCTTACACAAGTGCCGCATCTATTGCCAAAGGAGTGGCTACTCCATGGAAATCTTGGAACTGGGCAATGAATAATCTCCCATCATTCCAGAAGAGATGGTTGGGAAGAAAGGCAGGAAATGTCAGACTCCATATGACCGAGGCAGATTGGGAGACATGGAAGAGCAATGCAATGGAGACTATCAGCCGAATCGGAATGACACCAAATGCGTTTGTTGATGCTGTAACATGCTCAATAGGTGCTAAGGCGGTTTACGACACCCAGTACGCGAAATACTTAAAAGATGGGTATACTAGGGAGCAAGCTGATAAGAAAGCAAAACTAGAAGCAACCGTTGCATTCAACGCGACACAGCAGTCAAGCGAGTCGGCCTTCCTATCTGCGGTGCAAATGAATAGAACGTTCATCGCTCATATATTGACAGTGTTCCGCAATAACTCCTTTGGTATGCAACGAGAGTTGACAGATGCGTTAAGAAACATGACGAAGCGAATGAAGAAAGGTTTCCGGTCAGAGTCTGTTGAGTTTATGCAGAAACAAATGATGCGTGACGGACTTGCTGAGGAGCAAGCCAAGAGAGCAGCAGAGAGGATTTACAGGAGATCGTTCTACAAGGATGCCGCAAGGATTGCCACATTTGGATTCTTAATGCAGTTCCTGTGGAATCTTGGAAGTAACGCGATTTACCTGCTGTTTGGAGACGATGATGATGAGAAGAAAAAGATGATTGTTGATGCCGCTATCAGAGGAATGTTCGGATCAATTGAAGGACTTGGATTTGGCAACATTGTAACTGACGGTGTGATTATGGCACTGAATGGTGAGATAGAAAAATTCAATCCTTCGTACTCTCCTGCAATGGCGGACATAGGTAAAGTATGGAACGACTTCAAGTACGATTGGGTGTCTGGTGTCAATGACTTGGTCAACATAGCAGTTCAGATGGGCGTGGGGCTTAATCCGCAGATAATTACTGATACTGTACTAGCGGTGACTGATGCGTGTGATGGCGATGTTGAAATGAGTAAAGAGGTGATGCTTGCGATTATGCGCATACTTCAAGTACCACAGTCACAGGCTGACTTGCTGAAAGCAGATGAAATAGACTTTACAAAAGATGAAGGTCTTGAAATGACTATAGCGGGTTTTGCAAGGAAATATGCAGAATACAAGAGACAACGAGGTGCGGGAGCAGCCGGGGCTTTATACACTGACGAGCACGAAAGAGACGTTGAAGATAGATACATTAAACGTTTCATGAAGCAAATGGAAGAATTGCGAAGGAGTCGCGGTAACGAAGAGGCAAAGAAATTCTATGAGTATCTTGACACCGAGTACACTGAGGTAACTAAAACAATGGGAGAACTTTCAAGAGAGATGAGAAGCGCGGCTCAACGTGGTGATAGACTGGGAGCAGAGGAATTCGCCCACATGTTAGAAGACTTTATGAATAGCGACATATTTAAGCGATACGCCAAATATGGAGCAAAAGCAGGAGCAGTCAAGAAACTTAGAGACCAAATCGTCAAAGTAGATTCAACTAGTCGCTCGGCAATTGAAAACGCCATGCTTCAAGTCCGGAAGGAAATGGTAGAAGAAATGGATGCAAACAACTGATGTCTACAAAGATAGACCATGATTAGGAAGATGAGTTTCCACCTTTGCGTGGAGACTCATTTTTTTATCATGATAAAACGAAGCAGAATACAACCAAGAAAAAATAGTTTGGCAGACATGGACTCTGTCAAATATAGGAGGGGGAAATTGGGAATCGAAAAAGAATCTGATTTCCAACTCTTGATCCGGTGTGAAACGTTGTGGAATAATCTTCACGAATTCAGAGAGCAAAGGTCGCGCGGGATGCGATTTACTTATGGTGACCAGTGGGGTGATTATATAACTGTAGACGGAGTGACAATGAGACAGCGCGACTATGTGGCTGCTCAAGGCAATGTGGCACTTCAGTCCAACCAGATCGCAACCAAAGTGAACACAATTGCCGGACTGCTTGTAAAAGAGCAGAACGAGCCTGTGTGCTACGCTCGTGACAGAAAAGAACAGCAGTACGGAGAACTGCTCACACAGGCTCTGCTTGCCAACTGCAACAAGAACAAGATGAACATTCTTTACATCAATGCAATGGAAGAGTTCATCATCGGTGGTCTTACCATAATGCGAGAGTCATATGACTGGATAAACGGTAGGCAGGACTCGTGGAGCAATATAGTTAATCCGAACTACTTCTTCTTTGACTCAACAATGAAAGACCCACGATTCTGGGATGCTTCGCTGATGGGAGAAATACACGATGTCCCTTTCAACGAGCTGTGCAGTAAGTTTGTCAAATCGGAGAACGATTACGACATATTAAAAGAAATCTATACCAACGAGGCATCTGTATTTGCCGACAATGATATTAATAATATAACTCATCTCCATGATGTTGATACGTTGGATTTCCGAACACCGATTGACAGGACATTATGTCGTGTCTACGAGGTGTGGACCAAAGAAGCGCGACCACGTATTCGCATCCATGATAGCAGCCGAGGAACGTTGGAGAAAATAGATGCAGATGACGCGCAGGCACGCAAGTGGATTAAGGAGACAAACGAGGGAAGGAAGTTGATTGCTCAACAAGCCGGATGGAGTTCAGCACCACTTCTAGAAACCGAGTTCTTTATAGACACATATTGGCACTGCAAGTTCCTTGCTCCTGATGGGTCCATTCTTTGGGAAGGAGAGTCTGAGTATCCACACAAAAGCCATCCTTATTCTATTTGTGCAACGCCTTTCACCGATGGTCGCATTATAGGATATATAGCATCAGCAATAGACCACAACCTTGCTATAAACCGCGCATTAACCTTGCAAGACTGGATGTTAAGAGCGCAAGTAAAAGGAGTGACTATGGTGCCAAAGGCACTGATTCCTGAAGATATGGACTATAAGACTTTTGCAAAGCAATGGACATCTATTGATGGTCTGATATTCTATGAGCCTCAGCCGGGTATTCCGGCTCCACAGGTGTTCCATGGAGCAGCAGTCAATTTTGATGCAGCACGAATTGTAGAGATGTACAAGAATCTTATGGATGACAGCATCGCTGCATCCGGGGCACTGCAAGGGAAAACCCCTTATTCGGGAACGTCTGCCTCATTATATGCACAGCAGACCGCAAACTCATCTACTCCGATAGCATCTCTAATGGCAAAGTTCAGATCTTTTATGGAAGATGTATCAACAAAGAAAGCCAAGAATATAGCCGCTTTTTATGATGCCAATAGATTCGCATCTATAGCGGGATCTATAGACGGAATATTTAATGCTGAGAATCTTAACCTAAACGAAGTGGCAGACATTGAGTTTGACTTGAATATAAAGGAGTCAACAGAAACCCCAATTTATCGAATGATGTCTAACGACTATCTTATGCAGTTCTTCCAAAATGGAGCAATCAGTATTGAAGACCTCCTGGAGTTTGGCACATTCCCGTTCGCAGACAAAATGCTACAGAATATTCAGGCAAGAAAAGCGGAAATGCAGGCAGCACAGCAAGGACAGATGCCCGGCAGCGCACCTGTATAATAAATCTTTTTCATAGTGTTATAGTTGTTAAAAAGGAAGGGAACAGCCGTGATGGTTACTCCCTTTTCCGATTACACTAATTTTGCATTCTTCAAAACAAACTTCACAAAGGCCAGCCTTCTCAATTCCTTATCTCTACTTGAGATTGCTTCTTTCTCTTCTCCGTTTGGCGTATAATACCATGCGGCTTTCTTAAAGGCAGCAAGGTTGTAATGCTTGTTTCCGTATACACCAAGAATGTTTTTGGCTTGTCGGAATTCTTTCCTATTGTATGTTCGTAGTACGGAAGCGTCTACTGCTCCATTGGCAACATAGATTGTAGCCTTCTCCTCTGCATGTCTCTTGTCTGCTGCTTCCACAGCTTTACGATAAAGACGATTTGCATAGGCTGTTACTACATAGATGGCCATTCTTCTAAAGAATGCCTTGATTGAATTAATGATCTTCTTCATTTCTATAAATTTAAAAGGTTGATGTATTGTTTGCACTTATTTGAGGGTGGCTAAAATCCTCGGTGTGTTCAATCCATTTAGGTGGCTTCATATCTCTGAAGCATATCCATAAGCCGATTGCTGTACACATGAGCATATCGTCATGGTTGCCTTCCCCAGCCGGAGCAGAGAATTGCCCTTTGTCATTCTTCTGATACATTGCCATTTCATCAAGGCAAGGATTGTATCTTTCAATATACAACTGGTCGCGGATGCACTCTTGAAGGTTGGCAATGAGTCCCGGCTTTGTTCCTGTGTTGGTATGAAAACCCCACTTCTTTGGCTCTCCCTTTTCGATTTGCTCTGCGGTCTGCTGACGCGCATAAAGGTTGTTGTAAATTCCTGCAATCGTATCAAGAATATACTCTATCATATTACCATCGGTATCGCGTTCTTTGTCCTTAGTCTCAAGGGTATTTGACTCAAATACCAACAGAGAATGATTGTAGTATTCTGCTAATCGCATGGCATCATATGCCAAAAGGTCATGGTCGGTATGATAACGCATCTGCGCAACAAGTTCCGGCTTTCCTCCCAGTGTCATCATAACCCTATCAAAGACACGTATCACTGACCAGTCGGCTTTCTTGCTCCTACCGCCAACGTCTACTACTGTGAGATACCTATGAGACATAGCAGCACCAGTATCCGGGAATTCCCATATTTTCAGTTCGCCCTGTCTCTTCTTGATGAATCGGATGTTCTTCAGGACTTCCTTGCCCTTTCCTGCATCGCTGACGAGCGTGCCTTCTGCTATAGGATCTTTGCAGGTTGCTCTCATAGCATCCACTTCGCGGAAGTCGAACACCTTTGTGCCAGAGAACTGGAATGCTTCAATATCGTCTGAAGGTGCCTCGGATGCCATCAATGCATAGTCGTTGTACGAAAGCCTTTTATAACGATACCAATTGATTCCTTCCAATGTGGCTCCTAGTGTCCAAAGCCACCAATAGTGCTTGCCTGAATCTTTCCATTTGCCTTGAGGATTGTCATCGTCCTTGCCATCTATAAGCCATTTTACAAACTCCTCATAGTTATCTATAGGCAAGGTATCATGAGGAATATAAAACCACGGAATGAACAAGGCGTTGAAGTTGGATGTGCCTTCCTTGGCATTCCGCCAAGTCTCATGGAAAAAGTTGCCAGCCCCTTTAGGGGTTGACTCCATTACCTGCATTGTATAAGGCATCACGGGAATACCTCCGGCAATGGAACGAATCAAGTCTCCTGGTCTTCTTTCTGGCGTGTCATCCCATACGCCCACTTCGGAATAGTGTGCTCCAGATGTCGCAAATCCTCGGATACCATCCGGCTCCTTAATCGTTCCCACGTAGATGTCGTGATCTCTTACTCTCTGCTTATGGCTATCTCTAAACTCATAGCATGTGTCATCTACATTGGCAAGCTGTAGTGACTCATCTTCGGGTAGCCCTAAATCCCATGCAGGATATGACTTGACAGCTTGAGTAAGCATACGCACGATAGACTTTGCTACGGTCTTGTTTTGCGCTGCCACTACAAATGAGTGAGACTCTTTCCACTTTAAGGCAAGCCACATCTGATAGAAGATTGAGAAGGTGGATCCTCCCCACTGACGAGCCTTGCAGATGATAATGTCTATTGGCTTGCCGGACTTTCTTAACTCTTCGCACTTCAGAAAAACCTTTATCTGCGCATAGTTCAGTTTAAATCTCACTCTACCACCTGTCTTTGCCTTGATGCGGATGCACATATATGCCCAGTGAATAAAATCATATTTATGTCTGAGCCTACGTAGCATCAGTTCCACTTCGTGATAATCAGGATGCGAATATTCAAACGGATGCTCATTGATAAACTTCTTTATACTTCCATATTTAAGAATGTTCTTGATTAAAGAGTTTTCCATCATTTCTTTTGGCACCCATTGGTCTTTCAAGGCAAAGTCTGGGATATGCAGAAGAACCCTCTCACAAGGGGCATCTTTTCCCGTGATAGGATCAAACTCTGCGCGAAGCATCTTCGTGCGTCTGTTGTTCTCTTCTATTATATCCTTATACATACCTTGCTGCATCTGTCTTTATGTTTGATAAAAATCTATGGATGATAGAAACAACAACGCCAACCGCAAAGGACATAATGTGAGATATGCCGGACACGTTTGGCATAAAGAGCATTAGCAGAGTGACTGCAAAGAATATGATGGTTCCAACATTCCTCCACCAGTAAGAATCAAACGAAGGTGTTTTGATTCCTATCAGCGCGTATATGATATTTGAAAAACCGAGCATAGGTTGTGATATTGGAAGCGCAACAAGACAAGAGATTGCGTAAGCGACAACGAACTGCCATGTCTTTGTCTTAGGTGCAATCACATAAAACGATAGCCCGTTTGCAAGGAGATGAAAGATGTTACCATGGAAAAAGTGATACAGCAGCATCTGCACCACGTTACTCTGAATGAATAACCAATCATTTGCACAAGGAATGTAAAAGATAATCAGCATTACTGCATATGTAAGCCACAACATCATCCCGTAATCCTCCTACTGCATATGTTGTTGTGCTTTTCTATCTCCTTGTTGATTATCCTAGTAGCATAACTATTAGTTATGTAAAACTCTGGGGCAGGCATATCAATCAGAAGTTCGCAGACCCTTTCTCTAGATAATCCTTTCTTTCCGGCTTCTCCACCGACAAAAGTCTTATATGCTTTCTCCAGATGCTTGATTCGTTTGTAGGCTAAAGGATGCATCCTCTCCAATCGTTTTCCTGCAAACAACTTCCCCAACAATAAAGAACAAACCTTAGAGGAGATGTAATATCTGGGAGCCGGACATTTGCGAACATATTCCACTGCTTCCCACTGATTCTGGAAGTCATTATTCTTCAATGCTCTTTGGTAGCAAAGAAACAAATCCCTGTCTCTTATTGCCTTTAATTCCACGTCTTTCATACCCTTGAATATTTCAAATTTAGGGCATAACCGAGCAATTTGACAAAGATAGACCAAGAGCCATTTTTAATGGAGATACCTTTGGTTTTATAAAAAGGTAAAAACTTTCATTATTACGATATGGAAACAAAAGAAAATCAAACAGTTACATCATCAAGAGATAGGTTGAGAAACCGTCTATCTAAGCGATTCCCTGACAAGCAATTCGTTGGTCAAGATGGTACTGATGCTCAAGATGTTATTGACGATTCATTGGATGAAATGCTCACTGAGTACGAAACGCGAGAGAACGATTACAACACAAATAGCCGCAGGCTGAACGACCTGTTTGCAAGCGATCCTCGTATCGGGACTCTTTTCCTTCGCTGGGCAGAGGGTGGAAACATCATGGAACATCTGATTGAGGATTTCGGTGATGACTTCCTTGATGCTCTTACCTCAGATGAGGGCAAAGAGAAATTCTTGGAGGCTCAAGCGAGTTGGATTGACAAGATGAGCAAGAACAAGGCTGCCGAAGAGGAGGCTGCCGCTAACTTCCAACAATCTATTGAAACCTTGAATGCATTCCAGCAAGAGCACAATCTTACAGACGAAGAAGCGATTGCAGTATTTGACAAGGTGCATAAGATTGGAACTGATATGGTTCGCGGAATCTATGATGCCGACTCTTTCCTTCTTGCACTCAATGCAATTAACCACGACAACGATGTTAATGCTGCAAGAGCAGAAGGCGAAATCGCTGGAAAAAATGCAAAGATACGAGAGAAGATGCGCAACGGTAACGAGCTTGGTAGAGAACTCCCGCCATCTCTTGGTGGGCAAGGTTCGGGAATGCCGGAACGCAAACCGAAGAATAAGCAGAGAACGGCTCTTGATATGTTCGGGCTTGGAGAATAACCTTTAATACGTGTAGTGTATGAAGATTTTTGATTTTATTAAAGGGCACAAGATAGGCTTCCTGTCATTCCTTCTTGTTGCCGTAGCAGCGGTACTAGGTGCTGACTGCTCGTTTGTAATGGCAGAGGCAATGGGTGCCCCTAACCCAAATGTAACAGATGCGAAAGAGGGCCTTTCTAACAAGGAGGCTGGCTTCGAGGATGATGCCAAAGGACTCCCAACTGTAGGAGAAGGCGCAGCAACTGCTACAAAAGCAGATGAGACTGGCTTTTCTGAGGAGGAGATAGATCGTCAGATTTCTCATGCATTCCTCTTCAACTTCCCTCTTCAGTATTACATCGTCAACATGGCTCGTCAGCAGTCTGTGAAGACTTATCATCCTAAGCATTTCCGTAGTGGTTCTGCAAAGCTTGACCTTGAGTTGAAGGAAGATGTTACTAGCAAGGCATCAGGAACAGAGCAGGTTGTAGAGGTTTTGGCAACTAACGTTCAGTCTAACTACAAGGCACTGAAGATTTATTCTACAGTATTCTTCCGTGGTGTGGCAGGTTACGATCCTAAGACCGGAGCAGCAAAGGGTGACCTTATGGGCTATGTGATTGCAGCAGATGGTACTAAGGCGGATATTCTTCTCCTTAACGCACAGGGTGGTGAGTCACCAGTGGCAACTACTATCCCGGCAAAAGGCACTAAGATTTTTATCGGTGCAACAGCAGGTTCAGAGACTCAGCTCGTAGTTCCACCAGACAACTATCAGCCAGTTGCATATGAGGTTTACCTTCAGAAGAAACTCTCTAACATCATCTGGTCTAAGGAGTGGGAGGCACAGACTAAGAAGGTAGACTTTGCTCAGAAGGACCTTCGCCAAAATGCTCTTTGGATCTTCAAGTACAAGAATGCAGTAGCACACTGGCTTGGTACTCAGATGGTCAAGAACATTGATGTAGGTGGTGACCTTGGTGAAGAGAGAGTATACTTTGAGGAGGGTCTGCTCAATCAGGTGAACATGATGTACTCTTACGATGCTGACAAGCTTACTCCAGAGGACTTCAATGCAATCGCTCGCATGCAGTTCACTCGTTTCTCTAAGAACAACCATGCAGTTGCTTTCTGCGGTGCTGGCTTCCTTGAGAAGATGCAGAACATGGATGTACAGAAGGTACAGACAGTTACTACAAAGAGTGTTGAAATCACTGGTGGTCTTATCGTAAAGAGATGGGATTCAATCTTTGGTAACATCGATTTCGTATACGACCCAATCTTCACTGAGCTCGGTTACTCTGATTTCGCATACATCTGTGACATCAAGGAACTCACACGTTACGTGAAGAGAGAGCAGAAGGAGTCTACTCTTGACATGGAGAAGACATCTGACGCACGCGAGGCAAAACGCGAGATGGTATCAATCATTGACTGCGTAGCAACACGTGGATACAACAGCATCCTTGTAGGTCCTTCAAATGAGGTGTCAGCAGCACGCGCTCTTGGTTCTATGGAGGTAGTGATCACATCAGTAGATTCGCTTCCAGAGAATCCGGCAGATGGAGACGTAGTGTTCTTGACAACTAACAATTCGCTGCTTGAATATGATGCAGAGAAGGGTGAGTGGAAGGATTACACTGGAGCTCTCTAGTAGATAAATTATTAATCGGGGAGAGTTTAACGACTCTCCCCTTTTTTCTTAAATAAGACGTATGGAAACAACAAAACTTTATGAAATGCCCGGCTGCATTTCTTGCAGATTAAAATTCACTCTTGGCAAGGCTAAGCCTTTTGAAGCCTTCTTTGATGGCGGCATCCCAGACAAGGGATATCCTGCTGTATGGATGGCTCAAAGCATAGGTCAGCAGTTGGCTATAGAGAACAGCATGATGTTTAAGATTGGAAAGATTCGCGTTGCTAAGACCAGAAAGGGTGGTATTCGCGTGACCAAAGGAATAGTAAGTGATGTCGCTCCTGCGCCAGAGGCTCCGGCAACAATGGAAGAGGCGGCAGCGATTAGCGAAGCAAAGTCTTTCCCGGAGGTATCATCAATAGTAGAGGCAGTGGCTATACTTAAAGGAGATTATGGAGTGCCAGCATCGCGCTTGAAGAGTGAGGCATCCGTTCTTCGTGTAGCGGCAGAGAAAAATGTTTCATTCCCTAATCTGAAAAACTAATGATATCATTAAGTCTTGATAATGCTCATAGTTATATCCTTCATGTTCTTGATGAACTAAAGAACACGGAGGATATGGCTATGCTTGCAGAAACTGAAGATCTGGATACCCGGAAGATGGCAGAAGGTTTCCTGATAGAAGCGGTACTAAAGGCCCACAAGGATGCTCCTGCCAATATGATAGACGGAAAGGTCGGCATAGAACAACCAAGAAAGGAAGAGGAGATTAATAGCGAATCTACTTACGACTACAAAGTATCGATAGTGGACAATATAGCAGAGATTGTTTTTCTCCAAAAGTCTGCAAGGCTTGCAAGCCTCAAGGCGAGTGATTCATTTGTAGTAGTAACGGATGCCATTTGGGAAGATCAGCCTATGGCGAGAATGCAGCACAACAAGTTTGTAAGAGGAACTTATGATGACCCACGGCTTGTAGTTAAGCAAAGTTGGGAACAAGACTTTATCCCTGAATATCTATACTATTCGGTAAAAGACACTTCAGCAACCTTTAGAATTGAATACTATCCTTATCCAGAGTTAAAAGACAACTCGGTATTGATTGCTGACAAACTTGAATATCCTGTATTGAATCTGCTTGCATCTATGGTGTTGGATGCTCTTTCTTTGACCGACAAGAGCGCGATTTATAAGACTAAATATGTTGAATACTTACAAATCTCAAAGTAAGATGGAAGAGATAATACTGGGAACTGAAGCAAAGATAAGACTTTACATACATCCCGTTGGAGGTGAGACTCCCTATAAGTTTCCTTGGGAGGTTGAGTTATACACAAACCCGAAGAAGAAGGTTAAGGTAAGTAGCGAAAATTGTAGTCCGATAGAAGGAGAAGAGTATGCGTTTTATGTGCCTTTTGATTCTTCGGAACTAGGAATTGGGGAATTGAATGCAGATGTAATTGCATATATAGAGGACTCAATCTTCAAGGATGGATTACGCACGGAAAGAGTGCGCATAGAATCAATAGCAACGATAATACCATAGATTATGTCTTGCATTTCAGCACAAGCGACTTATGACAATGACAGCATTGCTATAAAAGCAACACTGGAGCATGATGCTGTTGTAGTGTCAGCAGGAATTGTCTGCTCTATAGGGAAAGATACCTCCCTGCATGGGGCAGACGGAGTTTTATATGATTCGGATTACACACCAATATTTACAACAGAATAAGATGGGAAAATTAAGACAGACAACAGAAGAGATACAAGACATACTGGACAAGGTTCAGAATGGCGAGGTTGGCGAAAAGATTGTGGTAGATTCTATGCTATCTACTGAAAGTGAAAACCCGGTAATGAATAAAGTTATTACGGAGGAATTAGGAAAGAAGGTGGAGGCATTATCTGGAATAATTGAAACTATTGACAATCCGCGGGATTATATTGATGACGTGGGAGAGAATCTTTATATTCCATTAAGTATAAATGATTCTGCTGCAACTAAAATCATAGTTTATTTTCAGCCTAACGGGGAGAGCGTAGGCACGTTGTTGCTCAACCAAGAAAATAACTACGTTGACGAAAAGTGGAATGAGTCGGGTGATTACTGCTATCACGCTGAATATGCAAACGGAATCCTTCGATTAGAAGAAATAAATAACTTCTCTCTTGATTTTATCAGGGTGGAAGTATATGACATCAAAGCCATTGATGAGAGTCTTATTCCTAATTCAATTGCGAGAAAAAAAGAAGTTGAAGATGCAACTGGAAAGATCGAAGAGCATGTGGATGAATTGCGTGAAGAGACTACTGCCCTTTGGGAGAACCTTGAGCACGGAACATTCCCCGACCTTGTAGCCGGTGACCTTGTTGGTCATGGTGAATCAGTTCCTGCTGAGTTCACCTTCCGCGCATCGGGTGGCAAGAGCATCAAGGATGGTCGTGCGTACATCAAGAGAATCAAGGGCAATTCGGTGGTGTGGAATAATATGGTTGATTCAAGAGGATATGATGGGGCATTTTTTGTGGATGTTCCTCCACCTATTATTCAAGGTCACAAGTACCTTCTTAAGAGAACTCATGCGACTAATGGTTTATATCTCATTCCTATTATCAATGGCGAGGAGAAGTATGAGGTGAGTATTCAAAATGGTGTGTATGCAGCCATCTTAGAATCGCCTCATACGGGGGATGCTTCACGCGTGTACTCTGAATCTTATAGCGGTGCGTGCGTTATATCTGATTTGACCAAGACGTTCGGTGCGGGCAACGAGCCTTCCACCATTGAGGAATACGAAGCACGCAAACCAATCGTAGAGGATGAGTTTGCCTACAATGAAGGCGAGGTCATCCATACGACTGCGGAAGGCATCAAGTCGGTTGGAGACAATGCGTGGGATGAGCAATGGGAAATCGGTAGCATTAATGCTGCCAACGGAGAACTCGGCGATAACACATCATATTTCCGTAGCACGAACTACAATCGTATGATGGGCGGTGAGGAGTATACTCTGCTCTTGACCTATGATGCCGCAGTTATTGTGCTATACGATGAGGACTATCAATACATTGACTATTGGAATATATATACCAGTGCACCTCGCACTATCTTGACAGATGAGAGGACAAGGTACTTCAAGGTATCAGCTCAGGGAAGGTATGATGGAGGCATAATGGTACGCCTCACGCATAGCGGATGGAAGGATGAGGTAGAGCCTACATATCAGCCGTATTGGGAAGACACACTCCCATTGCCTATCATCAGCAATTATTTCCCGAATGGTATGAAGAAGGCAGGAAGCGCATACGATGAGGTGCGATTCAACAAGGCAAGCGGAAAGTGGGAAGCAGTGCAGAGGATTGGAAGTGTGAGAGTTGCTGATTATGTTCGCAGAGATGCAGAAGGTGTATTCATTCTATCTAACTTGCCAAAGAAACCTGCCAATAACATCAATGGAGAATACTCAACTAATGTATTGATGGCAGGATATGCATCAGACTTGGGAGCATATAGTTATGAGGTAAAATCTGAAGCACGCATTGCGGTTGCACGTGATACCATTTGGCTTAATGCTGAGAATCTCAAGCAGTATGCAAGTACGCAAGAGTATATTGATGCCATAGGAGACACAAAGGTATTCTACGAACTCGCAGAGCCTATCGTGACCGAGATAACCGAGAACTTCAGAGATTTCTACAAGGTAGCGGACTTCGGAACGGAAGAACTGCTCACTTCTATGCCTTCTGCGCCATTCAAGGCAGACATTATCTATCAGTTCAATGCGGTGGATATGATTCGTGAGCATGAGTTGGAAATTACTGAGTTGCAGAATGTCATCGCAACGATGCAAGCGCAGTTGGCGAGTCTAACCAATAACTAAGAAGGCAATGAAAGCAACTAAACAAACAGACAAGTATATCTTCTGGGTATGCCTTGTAATCGCAATAGGACTCTTTATCGGAGGCTTCTTCTGCCCTCCGATTGGTAATATTGACGGCAGTGTGTTGACCGCAGCGGGAATACTTCTCGGATTCGCTGCTCTCGGAATTGCGGGACAGAACCTTGCCAACGGAAAGGATGTGAAGTTCACTCATGGGGATACGGAAATAACAATAGGAGACGAAGAAAACGAGAAGTAATATGGCAGACTTTAAACGATACGCACAGAAACTAACCCAACTTGAAGGCGGATATACTAACCATCCGGATGACCAGGGCGGTCCTACCAACCAAGGGGTGACACTCAATACATACAGATCGTACTGCGGACAGGAGAAGACAATCAAGGACTTGCGTAATATGAGTTACGGCATTTGGTGTGACATTATGAAGGATATGTACTGGGACAAGTGTCTTGCAGATGACATAGACAATCAGTCGGTTGCCGAGATACTTGTTGACTGGTGCGTGAACTCTGGTCTTGTAGGACTACGCAAGGTGCAGGAGATTGTGGGAGTTAAGCCTGACGGAATAGCGGGACCGAAGACATTGGCTGCAATCAACGGAGTAGATGCAAAGGAATTGTTTGACCGCATTATGGCAGCAAGGAGGCAGTTTTTTGTTAACATAGTGAAGCGCAATCCAAATCAGAAGGTCTTCATCAACGGATGGATGAACAGGCTCTTGATGTTCAAATTTGAGTAATGAAGAGATACAACATATACATTGCCATAGCATTGTTTGTTATCGGTGTGGTCATAGGAATATGGACATGCCGAAAGCACTATATAGGTAGAGAAGGAGAGGTTCAGAGGGATACAATAGTGATGCGAGACACTTTCCATTATACAAAGGAGAAGATAGTTACCAAGAATGTCCTTGTGGAAAAGCCTTGCACCGTCTATGTCAAGGCAACTGAAATAGTATACAAGGACAGCGTAAGATACGTTGCTCTGCCAAGACAATACTACCACACCACGACAAAGGATGCGGAGATATGGCATAGTGGCATAGAATCAAGCATAGACAGTCTCAATGTATTCAAAACGACTCTTACTATTACCGAGAGGAAGACCTTCAAGAATGCCGTTTATTTAGGCGCAGAAGCAGAGTATTTTGGTCGCTTTTTAGTTCCTATATATCTGCAATACGAAAGGGCTCCCAACAAATGGTTCTCATATTCGGGAAAGGTTGGCTACGATATCATAGGGGATCAATGGATTGTTGGCGGTGGAGTGAAAGCCCGATTCCAATGGTAAGCAAAACATAAGCAATAACTTTCAGTCACTACAATACGTAGTGGCTTTTGTTTTGCTATGTGCGGATGTATGAATAGTGTAGATTATTGCAGCAAGGTCATCAAGGTTGTGACCGAACTGACAGAGGTTTCCGCGCAAGACATCTTCGGAAGGGCAAGATCATTTGATGCAGTCGATGCAAGGTGGATGGTCATCCAGTTACTGAAGGACCAGAAGATGTCCTCAAAGAAGATAGCACTTCTTATTTCTCATCCTGAAAGAACCATCAATCATGCGCTGTCTATGATTGAACAAAGGATAAAATTCTCGACAAACGGCTTTGGCAATACTTTGTCATTAGCCCGGCAAATCCTCGGCAATATCCCTTATAGAGAGCAATAACTATGTTGGATTTTTGTGCTGCGGTTAATATTGACCGTAACTATTAAACCTTATGTTATGGAAGGTAATTATCTTACAGCAGGTGACCTTGCTCTCATCGAGAATCGCAGAGGTTATTATGGTGACGATTGTCACAGAAGTGGAAGAGGAATGGCAGCCACTGGCATCGGTCTCGGTGCTGGTCTTGGCGGAGGAGCATTGCTCTTTGCTCTCGCAGCAGCTTGGGGATTGAACCAAGCATCAAAGGCTCGTGCAAAGGCCGCAGAGAACCTTGCACAGGCAAACACCAACTACATCAATCAGATTGCCGGATTCGTACAGGCAGAGCGCGTGTCACGCGAGGGTTGGCAGATTGCTAACTCTCCCACTGTCCGTCAGTATGTAGATGTGCAGACTGGTGCCGGAGCATTCAGTGGTGCTAACGCAAATGCAGCAGCACTTGCAGCAGCAATCAACAACAACGGACTTAACTCCGCTATTGGAGGTTGCAACTTCTTGCGTGTTGCCCGTTATAGTGCTCCACAGCCTTGTGGTTGCGACTCTTGCAACGACTAATTTACTGGGAGGAGTGAATCCCACTCCTCCCTTAAATTCAAAATTATGTTTGGGAGAAACAATATTGACATTAACGGAATTGTGGTAACATCCAAGATGAGCCTCAAGGCGAGTTGCATCAAGGTTTGCGGAAATGACATAGATAAGGCAGAGAAATTATATGACTTCTTTGCTAAAGACATTCAGAACTTGCCGGACTTTGATGTTCCTCCGCCTTCCACTTTTGAGCAGATAAAGTCAATGGCGGGAGATGTCTTCGGATGGGTTGAGCAAAACCAAGACAAACTCATCGGTGCGTACAATCTTATTCAGGGATTTAGATCTGGGGCTCCAATAGTAACTCCTGGTGCTCCTCCGACTGGAATTCCTCCAATACCTTAATAAAAGATGAAACCATACAAGATTCAAATTTATGTGTATGCCGAGAGCGACCAAGAGGCAGAACAGGTGGCGCAGAGTGCAAAGGCTTTTGTGAAGAAGAAATATGACCAAGGCATTCTTATTACGGCAAATAAACTAAATGCAGCTCTGAATAAATTTGCAGACAACTTTATAGTAAACCAATATTTTAAGTAAGCAATGGGAGACAAACAACCAAAAAACGTATTTGAACAAATAGTGTTTGGGCAAGAATTCATCAATGAGAACATTGTGGCTTTGTCCGAGAATATTGATTTCATCAACAAGAAGGTGGATCTTCTCATGTCTGTATTGAGCATCCCTCCTATCATAGAAGATTCCGAGCCTAACGCTTCTGGCGCGGAAGCAAAGAAGCAGTAAGAAGCAACTTAAACATCAAGTATTATGGGAAACTGTAATTGCAACAACAAAGTCCACTCGGCTACCATTACCCCGGTATTGGCGGCAGGCTCGGTGGCATCACCTTACTTTGTTCAGGTGAACATCTCGCAGAGACTCTGCAAGAAAACTTGTGTGGGCAAGACACCAGTCTTTGCTCCTCAATTCTCACTTGTTGAGTTTGACAATGTTGGAACCGGGCAGTATGTAGCTACCATTCATGTGGAGGGCATCATTGCTTACACTCCATGTGATACTAACGGATGCTGTGACAAATCGCAAATTCTTTCGCAAGACTTCACGATTCCGTTCACATCCGCTACTGCACCAACGGCAGTGACTATTGCGCAAGGCACAACGGTCAACGCAATCTCTGCTGCTCCTTGCCAAAGATGCAGTCGTAGTTTTGTGAGTGAGACTCCACTTACTATAACTGTGGCTTAATCATGTTCCTGACAGCCCTCATAGCAATGCTTGTTGCGACACTGGCACACCATCTTGGTTTGTCTGAGGCGGTAGCCAAAGTCGTGTCTAAAATCTTGAAATGCCCAAGATGTCTGACTTTCTGGATCGTTCTGTTCGTTCTTTTTGCGTTGGGGTGCAACATACTTATTGCTATAGGGTTGTCTTTGCTGATGGCATATTGTTCAATATGGACAGAGTTGCTGCTTGGTGCTCTGAACAAATTATATGAAAGGCTATGGCAAGGAAGAAAGTGAATATGCTGAATGAGGCTATTTCGGTAGCAGAGAAAGAGAGGATTGCAGATGCTCTCTTGGTAATGAAAAAGCGAAGTAAAACATATAGACCAGTCCCAAAGTTCAAGGGCGGCTGTAAAGATTGTTAATTATGGAAGATTTGATAAGAAAATATGATGAGCTATATGAGGATATGGCTAGTGCAAAAGATCCGAATAAGATGATGGCATTCGGTGATGCTGAAAAATGGATGTTTCATATGCTGGCTAAGCAACATCCTGAACTTGCAGAAGAGTGGCTGGCTAAGTTGGAAATTATGAAATGGAACAACTATCTAAGCCAAGAAGAGGCTGAAAGCATTGTAGAGTCATTAGTCGAGAGACGTGGAGACGAATATGTGCAAAGGCATGAATGGGATTATCCAACATTTAAAAATGCGGTAGAATCTCTTGGAGGCAAAGTTAGCGAAGAGCCTTACTATAATTGTTGGGCTTTATGGGCAACAATGAACATGTTGTACTCTGACCACCAGGAAACCGTTAACGCATTTATTCAAGTTCCTCATAGGGTCAGGTTTTATTATAAGTTGGCTGTAGACAAGTTAAAAGATTTTGACAAACCTAAATTTGTTAGAAAGTATTTTAATGTTGGTGACAAAGATAGACCTTAGCGAAAAAAAGGTTTAGTCATCTTTGTTGTATGAAGTCGTATTATGTCAATAAAAACAAGATGCTTCCTCTGATAGAAAGAGAGGTGTCAAGGGTTGCCGCTTCTGCATATAGTGAGGAAGGGGTACCTTTATATGATGCTATCCGAATCACATCGCGTGATGAAGATACACTCAAGGATATGATTGACGATGCAATGACTGCAATGCTTACCAAGTTGTCGGACATAACAACACTCTCTTCTGGTTTTTTTGAATTTGACATCCCGGAGGAAAGGACTCATGACATAATGACTATAGGCAAGGCTATTGACAGGTTTATCGTCATGAATGTATGCGCAGCTTGGATGCTCCAAAAGTATTCTGCAAAGGCAGAGGAATATGGAGCACGGTCAACGGATGCGATTAACAAAGTGGAAAGGCTGCTCCAGGAGAAGTTGCCTCCTATACCACCAAAACACAAAGACCAAAATGAAGAAGAGAACGATAATATTACACAAGGATGAGTTGCTCTATGATATAGAAGCACTCGCCTATAAGTTGGCAGAAGGTACTGCATTAGAGGGTAAGGCAAAGAATACTTTGTCGGCAGATCATAATGAGACTCTTGATGGAAGGGTACTGGGAAGAATGATTGATGTCAGACATGCGACACTAAGAAGGAAACTCGCTTTTGCCTTGTCAGGAGCGACAAAGGACTCAGTATGTAACACACCTTCATCGGACAGCGATATTGTCTTTGCGTTGAATATCTCTAAATCTTTGGATGATGGTCTGATAGATGTGGCAAAGACATATATGCACGAATATATTGTACGTGGCGTGTTGTTGGATTGGTATCAAAGATTAGGATTGCAGACAGTCGCAGTGAGCGACAGTAACGTTCAGGAGATGCTTGACAATGTAATAAACATTATGCGAGGGCCAAGTTATATGAAAGCCCCATTACAGCCGTGGGGACCAAAATAAATTAAAATATGGGAAGAAAGAAAGGAGACGGAAGAGGTCGTTTGGGAGGAAGAGAGAAAGGTACTCCTAATAAGACCACGCGAAGTATGAGAGCATTGCTGACTCAATTTTGCGAAGATTACTATGAGGATTTTGTGGGCACATATGAGCGTGTTCTTAATCCTAAAGAAAGGTGCGAATTATACTTGAAGGCTCAGTCATTTGTGACTCCGAAACTGAATGCAGTAGATTTGGATGTCAAGGATAGAGATAATAGTTTTAAGTCGGAACTGGAAAAGATGGCTGAGGAAAATTAATTAAGGGGAGTTTGATGCTCCCCTTTCTTATTAATGCAAAACGAATCTCTTTATAAACGGCTTATCGCAAGCGGTTGTTATATCTCGGTTCAAAGTCAATGTCAATCCAGCTTATTCTTTCGGTTGGCTCCAGATCAGCAAGAATAAATATTCGGAACATCTTCCAAGACTTTCCTCGGAGCGAAGACATCGTGTAGAATGTCTTGCCATCATCCGAACCTTGTAGTATGTAGTTGACGTTCCCCTTGTCGTAATCCCCTCGTATCTTTATGCTTTTTATGCTCTTGAACACATCCGGCATTCCTAAGTCAAACGGACGAGTAATGAGGATGCCTTTTGCTGTGTCTTGAGTGGTTGATGCATCGAGAACCGTGGAAAGAGATAAGACAATATTCTTTTTCCCTACAGGAATCATTTTTGATTTAACCGTATATTTAATGCCATTGTAGCCGTTAAGAAATTCCCACATATTGTTTGTTCCGAGAAAGTCTTTTTCGGGTATATATGTCTGACCATATACGAATCCCTTTATCATTTCGTCCGTCACGTGTTCAATCCATGGTTCATCATAAACACGCATGGTAAAGTCTTCTAAAAATTCTGAGGCGTTTACTTCTCCGAAATTTATATCTAAAGAAATAGCCCTACCCAATGCATCAGTTTGTGCTAAAGCATTGCATTCTGGATAAGAGTTAAGTGGATGTGTCATATCATATGACGAAGTCGCTAACTTGTGCCAAGTTTGGGTGTCTATCTTGTATATGTATTGAAACTTATATGGTACTCCATCTTCAATAGTAGATATAAAGATAAGTCTTTTGCCTACATAGTCATATGCGACTTTTGCCCTACCCATAAATTTCATAAACGGATCGTCTTCGGAAATGGCAAGTTCAAATTCGGAGAATCCTTCTTTTTTGCGAATGATATTTAGTGCGGAATCATTAGGAGTATAGTGTCTTCCGGTCATACGGAGAGACAAGTCCACCACCTGCGAACCTTGAATCATCATTACTGCTTTGCTGGTAACGAACACTACCGCATTGTCTATTGAGCAGATTGAATCTGGGTTAATGCATACCTCGCGCGAGAGTGGTTTCTGAGAAACGAATGTTCCTTCTGCTCCAGTCTCCATTACCCAGATGCCATCTTCGGTAAAAACATAGAGAGGGAATTGGCCAAACTGACCTTGAGACATAGCATTAGTGGCGATAGCAACTCCTAACACCTTTGATTGGAATTGGTATTTCGCATGATCGGGGAACGTAAATAAATTGTCCGGCTCCGACATGTAAAAATAATTTGATCTATAGTCTAAGAACTGAGCTACGGAAGGGGTGCCTTCGATGGCCTTACTTTCGTCATGAGATAAAGATATATCTCCTCCTAGTAAAAACTCCTTATCTAAGTAGTATGCACCTTCAAGAAATGCAAATGTTTTCATATCATAAGACAACTTCTTTGTTATGTCTCCTTTATTAAAGAAAACATCAACTTTATAGCACCTTGTGTCGGGGAAGAAGAAATACTTGCGTCCTGTTGATACTCTTTTTTCTACTACCTTTTCTCCACTATCTGTTAAAAGATGGAATTGAAGCAAAAGTGTAGACTCCTCAGAAGTTGCATTACAATCCGGCACTTTGGAGTACATATAACTCAACTTGTCAACCGGGGAAATTGACAAAAGTCTATTATTGTATGAACTATAACTCTCGCCTAAAGATGCATAGTGCTGTATATCGTCATCTTTTAATTGGTCCTTCTGTAATATCTCTTCTGTATTAAATTCTTGGGAGCCTTTTAAAGATACACCTTTGCTACTACACAACTCTTTATAGTCCTCGGAAAATTCTTCTTTTCTGAAAGTGTCTGTAACAAAAACTTCAATTTGTTTTACTAGTTTACACTGGGATGCGTAAAACATTATTACCTCATCATTAGCGAAAAGTGAACCAAGGTCAAATGTCATGTTTGTGGTAAGTTGTACGCCTTCGTATCCGGGTATCTCCGTTTTATATTGCGTTCTCCCTGTTGCCTTAATCCAAGCTTCCGGTTCATCTTTACTGATGGGGTCTGGGATGATAGGGGGGCTTAGGTAAATATTAACGCTTTTAACTATGTGCTCCCAGTTATTAAAAAAATTTATGTCTGGCATCTTTATGTTTACTGAATATGTATAAACAGTAAGCGTGTTTGTCATCGATCCCGGATCGTCCATATCGGAAGGGTTCTCAACTTCCTTTGAAAGCAAGTTTGGGAACTCGCCTATAAGAAACGGGATAGAACTGATAAGAGTTCCGTCAAATAATTCTACAGCATAGCGGACAAATCTCATTGTGCTAAATTCCCCGCATTTTAGGCACTCAGAAATCTGCGTCTTGTATGTTTTTAAAACTTGCTCAGACAACTTGTACCTGATACTTCCAGGATTTTTGTTATTATTAAATTCATTTAGCAAGCCTGCCCCACTGACATCCCATTTGGGAATATCACTCTGTTCAAACTCTATTTTACTGAAGCTAATATCGCCCCTCTGTATTTGTAACTCCGGGAAAGGAATTTGGGTGCCCAGTGATATATAAACGGCTTCTTTGTATAGCAAATAATAGGTTGATAATTTGCCCCTAACTATAACAGAGTTACCAATAGATGAAATGTCGCTTATTGTGTCTCCGCTTTGTAAATGTGTAATTATAGTTTCTTTCCCATCAACCATGTATTTTAATGCACTTTCGCTAACGTAAAGCACATTTTCATATCCGGCAGTTTTATGTATAAAGACAAAGTCCAAGTCTTTATTGATAGGGAGACCAAGGTCTTCGGTCACATCCTTCGGCACAAGAGCCGGAGCACTTTCAGTGGTGTCCATATACATATTCAAAGACTCTGATAGGCCTCCGTCTTCGGACATCTTATCAGATGGTGTACGTGATATTCCTCTTAACTGAATCTGCTTAATCATATTTCTTAAAGAAAATATTATAATACTTTGTTCCGTCAGCATCTCTGCTGCAATCTTCTGGACATATACGATACGTTCCGTATCCTTCAAGGGCATCTGCCACATCTCTACAAAGGTCTGCTGAGCAAATGAAATATGTGTTCTTCCTCGGCTTTACCATATGCCCGAACCTTGATGTTCCTACATAAAGACGTTTCACTCCCCTTGCGTCAAATGCATCCTTGTCGTATCGGATAGAGATTAGCGAGTCTGCATTTAGTTCGAGAAGTTTTACTGCGGGTGCAGTAAATACCATTTTGCCTTTGTAGATGCGGACCAATGCTTCGTGAGAAGATGGTGTCCTACTTAAAATCTGCAATGTCATGTGTGCAATTATATGATTAAGCGATTATTTGTTTGGTCTATCTTTGCCACCTTTACGGGGTGCCATTCTCATCGGAAGATCAGATCGGTCAAGGGCAAGCAGAACTGCATCCCTAATTTCTGGGTTTGTCTTACCATGAATAGTCCTTATGCCCATTCCCTCTAGAAGAGACTGTAGTTCATCGTGGGTAATCTTTCCATCCTTGCCTGCCCAGCATTTTTTTAGTGGGAGTTTCTCTTCATACGGAATGTTGAGGTATTTGCAGAACTCCACAATTTGCCTTCCTATTTCGTGGTTTCTTCCGACCTGTCTACCTTTTGCTGCTGCCCTATTCCTCGAATCATCCCAAGAGAGATGCCAGTTCGTTGAGACAAGGTATGACGCTTCAACGACAACAACATAAGATTTTCCTTCTCCCTCGCACCATCCTTTCTTGTCTTTAAGAAAATCTATTAGTTTGGGCAGGGTTAGATTCCCGGCTTGAAAACACTTGGTGTCCATGTATAGGACAGCCACTCCTGAACCATCTATATCAGGATCAATTGCTATTATTATATCCTTCTTTCCCATTCAATTCCTTAATTAGTTCGTCAGCCCAGAACACTGCCTTCTTGGCTGGGTTAGCAACATTGCCTATCAGTGCAGTCAATAACTGCAAGGCGGCTTGTTCTCTGAAGTTATCTTTCTTTTTCATGCCTTTTACTATGGCATAAAGTGAGCCAAACCACCCTGCAAGTTAGTGATACTTAACAAGATAAACAAAACCCTGCATATATAACACACATAGTGTGTTTATTCGTGTTGGAATAATGGGTCGTATTTCTGAACGGATATTGTTCCAAAGGGTGTTTCATATGTAACGAACAAGGAGTCTTTGGGTGTTTCCTCGAATATCGTTTTCGCAACATCCTCTATTTCGCTTTGTGTTATAGTATTCTTTAGTGTTCGCATAATTCTTACTTCATATCTAACAAGGTGTATTAATCCATTTGTGCTTTTAAATATTCGCGCAATAGTATATCATTGAATATTGGCTCTACGCACGAATTATAGATAGCACAAAACGTGTTACCATCAGTGTTAATATCTATGCATTGATTTTCCATTGCAAATGGCTGGCCTTCGTAATAGAAAACTTTAATTTTAGATGTCAAATCAAAGCGTATAAACTCTCCTTGTGCCAACATCATTGGAAAGTGAAATCTCTTTAAAAAACAACGCCTAATACCTACCTCCATCTTTTTAAGATATTTCTTTTGGGCTGATTCCTTTTCCTTCTCTATTTGAGACTTTTTGAATATCATATCAGTCAGAGTGCTTTGGATTTCCGCTATTGCCTTGTATGGTTTATTCCATTCTACGTAAGTCTCTGCTCTTTTTGTGATGTTTCTATCCAGCAAATATTGCAGACTATCTATCGTATCTTCCATTTCTTCTTACAATCAAAAAGGCATCTCAGTGTGTCCCTAAGATGCCATAGCCAAATACATATTCCTATTTTAGAGAAATCTTGCAGAGCCAAAGGAACTTCTTTAAAGTTTCCCACAAGCTTTCGCAAGCGAAGTACATGTTATACTTTCTATCCACCACTATCCACTTGGCATTGGGATAGCCTTGCTTCTCCCAAGTTGCTCTTTTAATCTTCGGTAGTTTCATCTTTCAAGCCTATTAAAATTAACTTATTGGCAAAAGGAAGAGTCTCAACCCACGCACAGAACTTCTGCCAGTGTGGAAGTCTATGATTCTTCCTTTGGATATAGACTCAGCGAAGACATTGATAAGAGAATACCTGCACTCGTTTCTGCATAGTTCCTTCCGTCAGTTCCGACTTCATCTTTACAAGTTCTTCGGTAGACATTCCCTTGCCCTGTATGTGCATGGTTGATTCAGAAGAGAGACGATCCGTACCGATGCGGTAAGTGTCCATTTCCTACCACCAGAAGCGAGGAGCATCTATCTCTGCATAGACCATAATACCACGAACTACCTTTGCATGCTCATCGCCTCTCTTGACAAGGACTGACATCAAGTGAAGGTCTTTCGGGTCAATCTCGCACTCCGAATGAATGATTATACCTTCATTGCTTTGGTGCGAAGAATCAACCTCTATAATATCGCAAAAGCACTCACTTCGGCACTCCTTGCCAAACTTGAAAAGCGGCATTAAAGCCCGCTATTTCTAATGTTTTTACTTCTATCATACTATCTTACTCCTGTATGTCCGAATCCTCCTTCGCCTCTATCTGTATCTGACAGTTCATCCACTTCTATTAACTCCAATTGTGGCACTTCCACGATTTGCATCTGAGCAATGCGAGTACCTTTTTTGAGAATACATTTGTGGTAAACGCAATACTCATCGTCTACCTTAATAATAGCACCTACACGGCCACGATAGTTTTCGTCAATGAGACCACGAATAATGTCTGCTTCGATTCTTGTCTCAAAGACATCCTCTGCCCCAGTGCCTAAAATATCTTGGTGCGCTTCTACTTCCATTCCTTTAGCAGAGAATCCACTTCTTGGCTGAATAGTAGCAGCATATCCAGTCGGCAGTTCAATGCTGAATTTAAGGTCAATAATCTGCCTTCCATGTTGAAGGACTATATCCTCTGGTACATAGAGGTCAAATGCGGCATCACTTGGATGCGCTTTCTTCGGCATTATGCCTCCGTTGAGTTTAATCTTTACTTCCATAATTTATCGTTTCAAATAATATCGTTTATAATCATCCTTCTCCATTACACCGACACCTTCTATATTGTCTATGAATGACTCTATCTTGTCGGCATTCTCATAACTCTGATAAGACTTGTCAAAGTATTTCATCATAATCCTTGCAAGCTCATGAGCATCCTGCTGATGGTCATCATACTGCTGTGTGTCATATGTACCCGTCTCCTTATCCATGAATACCTTGTTGAGAAGTGGTTCAAAGAAATGGGTGTATTGCCTACGTGCTGACTCCAAATCTTTCTTGATTGCCTTGAATGCTCTTGATACGGTAGAAATCCAAGCTTTGTCGGCTTTCCTTACTTTAGGATCTCCCGTACCTTTCATCTCTGCTCTCCTATACTCCTTTGTCACGCGAGACTCGAAGTCTTCCATGAAGAGCATCCCAGTCTCAACGCAGTTAAGCATCATTGTCAGAACGTGATTTACTTTCCTCTCTTCCTTTTCCAATCTCTCTACCGCCTCTCGTGCTTCTTGCATCATCCTTTCCTCATCGGTCATAAAATGCTGGCAGAGTCCGCAGTATTGAAATCTGCTTATTGGTATTCTCAGTTTCGCGCACATTGTAAAATCTGCACCATATATACAATGGCAACATTGCCGGAGTTGAGGATTTGACAATGTTGCCTTTAGCTCTTATCTTATCTGCTCGTCTGAATATTTAGACATACGTTAAATTAGTTTTAATTGATTGTTCTTTCTCAAAGCCTTGAGTTGTCTGCACATTTGCTTTGCCACGTCAAGGGTTGTTCCGTTGTTAATAAGGCCTATGGTTTTCTCTCTGCCTAATGTTTCAACTATCGTAAGCCATTCGTGTGGAATAGTATTACTCATTGTCATCCTCCTTTATCTCCACACAAGCATAGTCTTTATACCTATACTCTAACCAAGCTTTCCATAGATAAGCGGATAGTTCAAAGAAGAATTTCCTGGTCTTCCTTTTAGTCAGTCCATACTCGTAGTAACTTGCTATGTATTTCCTTTTCATCTCAATCGCGTTATGTATCTTGTGACACCATCTTTGCAGAAGGTGAACTGGCACCCGAAATCTCTTTTCATGTGCGAGGCAATAGATCGTAGGTTTTCCCAACAAAAAGCCTCCTTGTATTCTCTCTTCTCTCCGACATAAAAGAGGCGAGGTAAGCCTTAGCCCCTCGCCTGTACGGATTGCGTTTCTTTGGTTCTTTCTCAGGAAGTCCCTTCTGCTTTTTAAACTTCCTCTGCCTCTCTTCCAGAGTTAGCCACCACCATCGCTTTATCATATTGTCAAAGTCGTTGTGTAAACATCGTCATTGCATTGCTCGCAGTAATACTGATGTTCTCGGATACCGAACCTCTCAGTAACCCAAATTGCCAATTCTTCCAGATCGTCCTCATTGAGTTTCCTCTCTTCAAGGTAGTCAATGAGAGAATCTTTAAGTTCTTGCAGTTTTGTTGCAGTAAGGTCTCTGAAGTCCTCTTCGTCAACATCAAGGCCACTGACTGTGCATCCTGTTGTGTACTCTAATTTCATTTCTCTTCCTCTTTAGTTGCCTTAGCATAAGCATTGGCATTGTCAATGTCGTTGCGTAGTTTGATGGGTCTGTAAAACTCATCATCCCATTCAAACTTGTAGTCTCCGTCAGCATCAACGAAGTTTGCCATTACAGCAAGTCCGTCTATAAATGCTTTCATTGCTACTTGCTGAAATCTCTTTTCGTAAATCTTGATGTACTCCTTTGGAGCAGTCTCAAGCAAATTTTTGATTTGTTCTTTTGTCATAATATTAATCGTTATTCGGTAAAACTATCGGCATCCAATGAGTGACCTCTATCGAGTTATCTGCGAAGTCATACCATTGTTTCTTACAATGATTATAGAATGCTATTGTCACATTCGGCTCGTCAACGTAGTCCGAAGGTCCGGGACAATGCACCAGCACATTCTTAGTCCAGCAGTGACCTTCGTCTCTTCCCGGCAGTCTATCTTCTACCTTGATCCAATCTTCTTTTTTCATATCTCCATCTTCTTTAAGTATTCGTCAACTTCGGATTCAAGTCTTCCTCGTAGTCTGTATAGTTCTATATCAAATTCATACGTGGGTAAACAAGCCTCCTTATATTGCGCTTCTCTCATCCGCTTGACGAGGGAGATGAACTCCTTGTAGTCTTTTTCTGTTAGCATATCTTTGGTGTTATTTGAGTTTTTATAAAAATAACCTTGTACTTTAAGTTGTTGAACTGAATCTCACTCAATACGGCATCTGCTACTTCGGTCATGAGTCCTCCAACTTGCAAAACCATTATCGGTGTATCCATCGGCATATCCTCGATAGCCTCAAGCAAGTCTTTCTTTGTCATAATTATATATCTTCTTTTAACATCAATATTCCGTATATGAGCCAAAATAATACGCCCCCAATTATTACTACTATATTACCCATAGTTATCGTTTAAGTGTATTAAATTTGTTTCTAAGATTGTCAAGAGTCTTTTTGATTTTTTGACATTCTCTTTCATAGGCTTCATCAACTAGTTTATTCCATTCTTTATCTGAAAGAGAATTCTTCCATTTTTCCCATTCTCTTTTATCAGGGCAACCACAACAATAATGGTTAAGATTTGCATCACATTTTTTACAAGGATCGTATATACTTTTCCACATTACAACAACTCCTTACAACGGTTTATTAACTCCTTAAAATTCTCATAGAAAGCATCTCGCATTTCTTCGGTTGGGAAAGCAAGGATATAATTATAATGACGTGTTGTTGTTCTGATAATATTACCAGCACTAAATGTTAATACATATTTAATTGCTGCATCCTTCCAATCAGGTTCCCAAGGCTCATCTAACCCCATCTCCTCTCCTGCTATTTTCCAATAGGCATCACGACAGATTAGGAGTTTTTGGAAATCTTCCAATAATTCGGTTTTATAGCCACTTACACTTTGATATGCTTTTGTTTTTCCTAACAACTCACAACACTCCCCATAAGTCTTCGGATACTCCTTTTTCTTCTTCTCCAAGATAATCTTCGTTGCATTGATTACATTGTCGTTCTCGTCAGTAAACTGACAACCTTCGGGGAGATTCCAAATCTTGATAGAACCAGTTGGAACTACATATTGTTTCAATGCTTCTTCTTCTACAAGTTTCTTTGCACCAGAATGCTCTGCTTCTTTCTTGTTTTTCATATATTCCTTATATTCTTCTATTGTGTACAGTGAATATGGTTCTCCAAGAGGTGGTTTATCCAACTTCTCTATAGAAATCATGAAATCATGGCGTATATAATACGCATAGTTTGAATTACTTCCGTCAAAACCAATCTCATTTGTGCCACCCATCTCCTCTAAGGCTCGGATTACTTCTTTTCCTCTTGTTTTGTGTCCTCGTATTGCTATTTTCTTTTCCATATCATTTTCTTTTGTGTAAGTGTCCTATATGCCATTGTCCGCAGACGGAGCAGACATAGGGGCTGTATTTCTCTTTTAACTTTGGATTCTCTTCAAGAAAGGTAAGGGCATCAAAGAGCGTTTTGTATGCTATCTTTGGTACATGCTTACCTTTCTTTCGTACCCAGTGCTGATTAAGATTACTCATTTCTCAATCAAATTAAGTTCCACTATTGTTATTCTGGGCATTCAATAAAACTCCAATAAATAGGATATTCCCAATTTACTTTCCCTTCCCAATTATTGTTATCGTTTATATCTCCTCCCAAATAGAAACAAATGTCATACAACCAAATACCATATTCACACATATTCTTGTTACGCATTGCAATAACAATTTCTTTATTCTTAGGAGGTAGTTGTTCTGTAAATTTTATCCATTTCATCTTACTTCTTTATTACAAGTTCAACTTCCTGTGGTGAGTTCTCGAAGGTCACTTCGGGGAAAGCATCAAGCCACATACTACCGATATAAACTCCGACCCACATACACGACACTTCATCCCATGTGGGCTTATCGTCAAAACATTCTATATCTTTATTGTAAGGTTCACGAGCTATCCACATCTTCATACTATTCCTCCTTGTTGATAAGTTCTGGATTATCGTGAATGTTACCGATAACTTCTTTGGTGGCGTTCCAACGACTATCATCAAGACCGCATACACCATAGTAATCGTTTTCAATATCACCATCGAGAGCAGCCATAAATCTACCTTGCTTTTCATTGAAGAAAATCAGATGCTTGATATTAGGATTATGGCAACCTATAATATCCCCCTCATAAATCTCCTTTCCGTTCTTGTCTTTCAAGCCCGTGTACTGACCTACGGTGTTGGGGAATACCACATTAACCTCATTTTCGAAAAAGGCTATTGCAATGTTTCTGTCATCTTGGGGAGCTACATAATAACCTTCATCATTGAGAATTATGCTATATTGTTCGCCTTCCTTTGTTCCTTGATATAGGTTGCCATATACCCAAGATTTATCGCCATATCTCTTACCTCTGAATTTTATTTCTCTCATAACTATTCCTCCAAATACTTTCTAAATGATTCAACTCTTTCTTGGTCTTCGGGATTGAGGTAGTCATAGACATTCTCAAAGAGCCATTGCGTAGCCTTTTCAATCATAGTCTTGTCAGCCCATTCAGCACCCTCTTCAAAAGCATCTGCTATATCCTTTGTAGTTAAGCGTCTTCCTAAACCTACATAATCTTCTCTACATTCTTTTGTAGCCTTTACTATTTCTTCTCTTCGTGTCATACTATTCCTCCAACCACTTATGTGATAGAAAACAAATAATAAAAATTATCGCAGTTATGCCGAGGCTAATACCAAGAGTCTTCAAGGCTTCCCAAGCATTAAGCCAAGTATATCCATACATAATCGCATTACCTGCAAAGCACAATGTGTACAAGAATATCAGATACACTATTATCACTATTGCTATTTTGTAACTTCTTTTCATACCAAATACTCCTTGTTAAAATACCCTTCCTTGATTAGATGTTCTATGGCATCTATAAGAGTGTCATAAATATTTTCCTTGTAATAATAGGAGAATCCATCGTACTCTACACTATACCCTTTGGGATAATTCTTTATGAGAGTAAAGCAATTATCAAACCCTCCTTCTGGAATAACATCAAATGGCATCATCTCAATCAGCCTGTGCAGACTCCAAGCAGGGAGAAGATACTCATTGGGGATTTCATCATACCCCATTGGCAATCCAATGAATAAAGTCCAATGGTCTCCTTTGGATAATCTTGTATAATTCATATCCGCAGTCTCCTTTTTAAGACTTAATGCCAAGAGGCGTTCCGATTGTGCAACCGTTGTGCACATCTGAGATTTGAAATTAAATTTAGTTTCCATAACTAATCCCATTTAATATTGAATGTGTTACAGATTCTATCACACCGCTCCTTATCCAGATACTCGTTGTATTTCTTTCTCTTTCTGTTGATAAGAGCGTGAATTGTTAGGTAAATAGAAGCACCTATTGCTCCTCCTAACATTGCTAATAAAAATTGATATACATAAACCATATTACTTCATTTTATAAATTACAAATCCACATCTCCACCTTAACCATCCAAACTTCACATAGAAACCTTCTTCATCATTGAGAAATGCTACAATCGGAGTGATGTGAATGTAGTCTTCGGCGGCTTTCCAAAATGTCCATTTCATTTCATTTCCTCCTTTTCCTTTAGCAATTAACAACCTTATAATCGTTGTAGAACCCAAAGAAAGAATCACGATGCATGAATCTCATCCATAAGAACAACTCATCCGAATAAGTCATATCTAATTCAAACAATTCCATACCTCTTTCAGTATCAAGAACTGCCCAAGCTGAATGTCTTATCTGATGCTTAGGACATATCTCTAACAACTTATCAACTGAATGAGTGATATAAATTGTATGAGTATCTATATCTCGGTAGATAAACTCCTTTGCAAATTCTAATTCCATAATTACTTCTCCTCCTTTTCCTTTAGTTTCTCCACGAGGGCGTGGGACAATCGTACCGCAACATTTGGAACGACCTCGTGTACTCTATAATCATCATGCTTTGTGTGCATCAATGACCTTAGATATTCTGGATTGCTCAATATCCCCTGCATCACCATTCCTGCGTACTGATGCTCAAGGCGAGTCCAGTAGTCGGGGTTATATTGATATTTAGTAGGCTCTTGGACATCGAAGTCAAGTTCATATTCGTAATAATCACTTCCTTCTGCTTCCCATATAGGTCCTTGTGAAGACTGGCATATCCTTCTTGCCTCTACAATCTCTCCCGTTGCTTTAACTCTTGCTTTCATCGATCTTTAGAATTTAGGAGTGCCGTAAAACACAGCACCCCTATTAATACCATTGCTATACCAAGTATCATTACTTCTCTTCCTCTACTTCTATCTTCCAGTCTGGAAAACCAAATCCCGAATCTACGGCTGCAAGAAGTTCGTAATCCTTGATTGGAGAGTCACTCTTCGGAGTGGTAATCTCCACAACAAATCTTTGTGTCTTCATAATTTAAAAAGATTAGAGGGCAACCTTTCGGCTACCCTCGGTTAAACATTAATAAGGAAGATCCCCATCCTCCGGCTCTCCGGCAGGTGGCATCGTTGTTGTCTGATACTGCGGTCTTGCCGGAGCAGGACTTGGAGCAGGGGATTGACTCGGTGCTGAATCCTTCGCCCCGCAGAGTTCAATCTTGTCTGCGATGATCTCGGTCACATTCCTCTCCACTCCATCGTTGCCAGTGTACTTGCGATAGGTCAAGCGACCAATGACAAGAATCTGACTACCCTTGCGGATGTACTTCTCTGCAAGTTCAGCAAGGTTTCGCCAAGCGATAATGCTGTGCCAAGCGGTGTCATCGATTTCTCTGCCATCGTCAGTCTTGTACTTACCTCCTGTGCAGAGAGAGAAGGTTGCTACTTTGTTTTGTCCTGCCATACGGACTTCGGCATCTTTGCCACACCTGCCAAGCAGGTAGATTTGATTTACACTCATAGTATTTAAAAATTAAAGTTGATGTCTTTTCTTGTTGTTCTCAATTCTTACACATCCACAAGACTTGGTGTGTCCCTGCTTGACATCATTCCAGAGGTTATCATACCCTTGCCTCCTCAAACATCCCACCTTTGAGCAGATCGTCAAAGAAGGTCTTGATTCTCTGACCAAAAGGTTTCTTCAACGAATCCAGATATTCCTTCGGAAAGCGGTATGACATCACCCTCTTGTTGGAAGGAGTGACTATCCATTCCTTGACAATCGGATAACCTTTCTTAGTTATCTCGCCAATCCTTGTAGCGAGTTTCATTGTTCCTGCAACCTCCAGTGCTTTGAGAGGAGTGATGGTGTTGCCTTTCTTCAGGTAAGCGATAATCTTTGCATCCTGTGATAATGTGTCTGTTGTAGTCATAGTGATAAAATTAAGGGAGATAAACATAAGCCTATCTCCCTGATGTTATTCATATCTTTCTCGAACCTTCCTAATCACCGAACCTCCATATGCATTCTTGGTGATGTCAAGGAAGTATCTGACAGTGTACTTTTCCGAAAGGCTGATTCCGTGGTCTCGGCAGAACTGGGTTCTACCCATTTCGCACGAACCTGTCAGAGTATTATGCCACTTAAAAAGGTCCTCACACGGGTGCTCCCCGTCAAGGTTGGGGTGTTCATTTACAAACATCTCTATCCTTTCTTCCTCTGGCATATTCTGCATATACTTGGCAAGAGCATCCCTTTGTGCGTCTTTTAATGTGCCGCCATGGGCGAAGCAGGTGCCATGTCTTGCTACGTAACAAGGAGAGAGTGTTTTATCTCTATTGATAGTCTTCCCTTGTGCAAACATTCCGTGAACGGAATCGATAAGTGTCGGCACATCATCTATGTAATAGACTCTTTGATGGTTGTATGACTTTAAATCGCCAGAGCCAGAGCCATAGCCATCGCCAGAGCCAGAGCCAGAGCCAGAGCCATAGCCATCGCCAGAGCCAGAGCCATAGCCATCGCCAGAGCCAGAGCCATAGCCATAGCCAGAGCCATAGCCATCGCCATAGCCATAGCCAGAGCCATAGCCATCGCCAGAGCCAGAGCCAGAGCCATAGCCATCGCCAGAGCCAGAGCCAGAGCCATCGCCAGAGCCAGAGCCAGAGCCATAGCCAGAGCCATAGCCATCGCCAGAGCCAGAGCCATAGCCATAGCCATCGCCAGAGCCAGAGCCATAGCCATCGCCAGAGCCAGAGCCATAGCCATAGCCAGAGCCAGAGCCATAGCCGACACTCAATAACTTCTTTATTCTATCTTCTAAGCTCTCCATTCTTTCACAGCATCAAGTGATTTTACGGCCTTCTCCGTACATGGTATGTACTCGATGCAATCAAGCACTGTCAATTCGCCAAGAGTAACTGTGAACCTGCAGTCTTTTGGTCTTGATGTGCCTTCAGAAGCAAGTTGAGGAAGAGCAGCAGCTCCATACCAACACCATATCTGACGCACGTTCCGCATTGTTACCTCTCTACCATTACGGCTTTCAATTTCTCCGTAGAATACGCCCGACCTGTCGCAGCGTACAATGAATTTCTGTTTATTCATATCTTATCTTGATTAAAAATTGTATTCTTTTCTCGCCTTTCTGCCCTTACAGGCATCAGGCGAATGTTTCTTACTCTATTACCAACAAAGGACTTGTAAGCCTTCTTACATAGTCCCTTGTCTATCTCTTTCAGCAGTTGTCTTAATCTTGCTACTTCTTTTTCTGACAGTGTCATTCTTTTGTGCCTTTAACTCAACCATAATCTCATCAACGACTTCAGAGATATGCTTGATGTTATCATCATTCTGGACTTGAGTGTTTGCTGACTTCCGTAATTTCGCAGTCTTCTCGTCTATATCTCTCTGCATCTGCTCTATCTCTTTCTGAATCTCTCCACTCTTGAGCTTGCGAAGAAAGTCACGCATCTCGTTGCCATAGAATATCAACTCAAAGGTCAGCATCAAGAACGCCAACTTGATATGAGTATTGCCAAGAGTATTGCTGATTGTGAATCTGGGCAAAACATCAATCTTGTTGATGTCAGCACGCAAATGACTCTCGCCCCAATTGCCATTTGCTATTAAAAAGTTTTTCATCTTAAAAAGGGAATTGATTATCAAATTCAGGTTCGCCAAACGGTGACCTGCTTACTCTATGGACCTCCTCTTGAATTGCTTCTATAGGATTATAGTGAGTCATCGGAATGAAGCTTGGAGAAGAGTTGTCTTTCTCCTCAAAGACCGTATAAGTATCATTGGCTACAATCTCAATCTTGACATTGCCTGCCTTTCCACCTCGATTCTTGCGAACCCAGATGTTGATTTCCTTACCTTCTTCGTCATCCCCGCTTCTCTCCAGCATCAGGATGATATCTGCGTCCTGCTCTATTGCTCCGGAGTCCCGAAGGTCAAACATCTCTGGTGCTCTCTTTTCAGAGGCAGGTGAACGATTCAACTGACAAAGCAGAACAATAGGCACTCCGCAGTCCTTCGCAGTATGCTTCAGTTCATTGGTTATCTCCTCAATCGCTTGAGCAGTATTAAGCTTGCTGTTCTTCTTTATCAGACCAAGATAGTCAATGAATACTATGTCACACTTGTTGGCTTGCTGATTAAGCACTATCCTTGACTTTATCTCTTCCAAAGTCCGGGCAGTGTCGTTGAGGTACATCGGCTTGCTTGCATACTCTCCGGCAGCAACCTCATAGTCCGCCCACTCTACGTCTCCTCTTGCCATCTGCAATGGAGTTACCTTGCCAGTAGCGAAGAGCAGTCTCTGCGCCAGTTCGGTATTGAGCATCTCCAAGTTAAATAGATTGACCTTCTTTCCGGATCGGGCTGCTGCCAAAGCCATCTGAAGCATTATCGCTGTCTTACCGACTGAAGGTCTCGCAGCAAGGATAATCAAGTTTCCTTTGTTAAAACCTCCGTATGTCAGAAAGTCCAGGGTCTTGAATCCTGTGCGGATGCGAGGAGCAGATCCGGATGCGCTGTCAACCTTGATTTTAGAAATAACGTCAGCAAGGTTGTTGAGAACTGTGGAAATATGCTGGGTGCCTTTCTCTGCATCTATCTCCTTACGCAGTTTCCTTGAAAGGTTATCTGCCTCACTGATGATAGCATCTGACCTTACCGAAGGATTAGATGCTGAAGACAGGAAGCCCATAGCAGCGAAATAGCATTTGCGCTTAATGGACAATTCCTTCAGCTCTCCGAAATGCTGCAAGGCTGTCATCGCTCCTGATGAGTTGTTAAGCATCTTGATTACTCCTTGCATAAGGTTCTTGTCAAGCCGGGAATAGGCTGAAGGTAAGTCGATACGCATGCCCTCTTTCGCCATCCGCTTCAGAGCCATCCAAGCAGTCCGGCAGTCCTTGTTGTCAAACATGTCGTGAGTGACGATCCTCTCAGCCTCAGCGATAGTCTCCGGCTGCGATATGATGTCAGCAATCACTTGTATCTCTAAACCATCCGATTGGGGAATAGGATACTCTTGCAAAGTCGTTACTACTTGTCTCATTGTTTTCCGTATATATCATAGATGGCAGAACCAGATATTACCTTCTCTTCCTTCTTGTTAGCCGGAAGGGAAATGTAGTCTCCCTTGATAGCATTCAAGAAATGTTCCTTGAAATCTTGAAAGTCTTTATGACCACTTTCCCTTACCAAGCATTCCGCCATGAAGATGTCAAGAAGTCTGGCAATTTCATTTGCATTCTTTCCGGTTGCCCTTGCTACCGAAACTCCTACTCCTGTACCCTTGAATGTATTGAAGAAACCTTGCTCTCGCTCGGCATTGAAAGAAATCTTTTCCTCGCGCGTATGCGCATTAGTATTATTATCTAATATTTCTTTTTCTTCTTTATCTTCTTTAATTGCGGATACTTGACGGGTCACAATCGGGTCAGCATCGGGACAATTATCGGATACCTTACCCCTCTTTCGGTCTTGGTAACTCTCATAATTACAGATAGTTAGAACGGATACTTTATGGGTCACACATCGGGTCAACATTTTTTCTCTTTCTAACAACTCAACAAATCTCTCTGCTGACTTCTTACTGGTTTTCCAGAGTAGTGCGAGCTTCTCATAACTGATGTTGATTTGTCCTCTTTCCAACTCAAAAGGTTGATTACCTATCAAGACTTTCTTGTCTTCATGGGCAACTTTAAGAAGGAGCAACACCCACCATCCGAGTTTCTCTGGTTGGTCCGCTAACCAGTGATCAGCAAGGCTTCTATATGTCTTAATCCATCCACTCATATCCACTTACTGTATTTACTCATTTCAACTTCAATAGAAGCAAGGAAATCCTGCTCATTAGGAGAAGGAAGATAGATTCCTGCAACCTGCGAAGACCAATCTCGCAATCGGTCAATACTCGTTGAAAACTCCTCTTGTGAGAGAGTCGCAGAACTGCGGAGATATTCTACCTTGCCGAGCAGTTCATCGTCCGTAATTCGCACAAAAATGTCCTTGTTCGCAGTCCTTTTGTAGAAGACTTCTTTGACATATTCCATATCGTGTCCTAGCTCAATGGCGAGGAGTGAAAGAATGAGATGGAGATAGCTATTTTGGCTTAAACTCCTTTTCTCTATAGACTTTAATTCTATCCTACGCCCTTTAGATATTAACTGATTAAAGCGCGTTATGGCCCTTTGTCTGTCAAACTCCTTTGATGTGTCATAAATCATAGTACCTCCATTTATAACCTCCGCAGGTCTTATTTTTCCCTTGGCATGTATTGGAAAGATCGCCCCGGTGTAAACGCAAAGCATCGCAGGCTTCTTTCATGGAACCCCACACTTTTATTGGATTCCCTTGTAAATCCATTTGGATGCACCTTTTAGGGATGGTTTCCATGATTCTCTGCATACGTTTCTTGTGTGATATTGGATTTTTTATGTTTCCCTCAGCATTGGTCCACCTTAAATTGTCTGCCCGATTGTCAGTAGTAATAGTATTTATATGATCTACAACGTTATGACCGTTAGGATTAGGACAAAAGGCAGTAGCAACTAACCGATGAACAAATCGTTGTTTACCAGAGAGGGTGACCACGTAATATCCAGCACTATTAAGTATGGGATTAAGATTTTTAATCACATCTTGCTTCCTCGCAAACTTTAATGAACGCACATTGCCAAGATTGCTAACTTGATATCTGCCAATGTAGTCCACAACATCCCTCCAAATTTCTCCATCTTCTTGTTTCTGCATTGGGTCATACCATAGCAGATTGGACACATGGCAATTTTGTTCGTCATTATCAATAAATTGTACCGACTTATATCCGAGTGGGTTATCGATAAAGTGTGTAGCAACAAGATGCGCAACATCAAACTTTGTGCTTTCTATGTACACAGTCGCTCTTCGCATGGTAGAATGTCTGTGTAAGTTCCTTTCTCTAATCCTATAAGTCAAGGGGTGGCGAGTCTGCATAACTTTACGCAGACTCTTAACCTCTCCTGTGTTTGAAATATAATATTCTATTCCTTTCTGAGAATAGAACTTTTCCCATTCTACCATACTATCTAATTCTTATTGACCAGTTCTCCACAATCTCCGCTCCGGCAGGGAGAATGCCTTCCGTTTTTTGATATTCCTTGATAGCAGTCTTGCTAATCTTTGGCTCAACCTTGATGTAAGGTGGAAGACTCTCGTTGATTGCATCAATGGTAGGAAGATAAGTGGCAAGGATCAAATCCTCGTTTGTCTCGATGCTTGATGTCTTTGCCCTGCTAATCTTGCAGAACTGACCTTCCAACTTATCAATGCCGAAAGCACCCATCGTTTCGCAGATGTGATTCTTTAGGCGTTTCTCTGCGTTCTGACAAGTTTTCTTCAGCGCGGTGAGTCTCTTTATCTCCGCATCAATAACATCCGCTTGTGATGCGAATTTGCGAATCAGTGCGTTGTAGCCATCGGTCTTGACAGCAAGGCTCTGCTGCGTTTCGGTTAATGCCTGCTCAAGTTCGGGAGTCAGTTCTCCGCCAGTCTCCCAAAGAGCATCCTCAATCGCTGCCATATCGGCAGAGAGTTGAAATAATGATTTGTTTTCCATATTACAATTGATGTGTTAATAGCCACTCTTTAGCGACAATCTCATCCGCTTCAGGGAAGAAGTATCTTTCCTTCACCTTTTCAAGAGTTGTCTTTCCTGCAAGGATGGAATCAAGCATCGCCTGCCATTTTGCATGTCCCTGATGCATCATATCCTTGTCTGGTTTTGGAGCAGAAAGGGAAACAGGTGGAGGTGTATCCATACCTTTTGCTCGTTTAGGCAGGGCATCCTCATTCCCTCTCGGTGGCAGGGCATCCACATCGTCCTCATCGGTGGCGATATGGAAAAACTTCAAAAGGAAGTATCTTTCTGCATAAGTAAGAGCGGAACCAAGACCTTTATCCCAGTTGTTCATTCCATTCGCCCCGAAAGGAACTGGGAGTTTGTCTCCTGATTCAGCATCTACCCATGTAAAGGTCATCATCACCTTTGAAAGCATTTCAGACTTGCTTCCGTTCTTAACTTGATAGTCAATGCGAGTGTTCTCAATGCTATCTATTTGCTGAACGAGCAGCACGCCAAGTTGATCCATCCTTTCTCTTACTGCATCAAGCACCTTACTGCCAGATACATATTGATAGGAATTGGCATAAGAGTCTTTTGCGAGAGATCGAACTGACTTCTGAATCTCTACAAGTTTCTGATAAAGGTTCATGACTACTCTTCAAAAAGGGTCTTACATATGTCGTAAGCATCGTGTAAGGTTACGACAGTGATTTCTGCTACCAGATGACTTGAATGCTCGTCATCCTGCTTGTAAACTTCGATAAGGTTCTTCAAGGGTTTTGGGCTGAAATAGCATCCATTGTCTTGGCAGCCTTCCCAAAGATGAGCAAGCAATGTGTCAAGATCGTCTAAACTGACATTGAATTGTTGAACTTTTCTGCGCATGGCTAACCCTCCGTATTCATTGTGTGTCCAGAATCGTGTGGTGGAAGAAGCGAACACTTCACTTCGTTGACAAGATCGTCATAAGTCCTCTTGTCTACAACATCTACACACTCAGCCTTATCAAGGTCTTTTGACCAGAGAGCGATTGTTGACTGATTTGGCCTGAGGTCGCACCTAATGCCTACATCCCACATCTTCTCAACGAAGTCTGCGAGCTTGTCTCTTGTAATGTACTTTGTCATGATATTATGATTTAGATTGTTGTCAAAAGAAAAACCCTCCTCTTGGTTGTGAGGAGGGGACAAACTAGTCGTGGGAACCATCCCTGCAAGCCGGGCAGCAATAGGATGGTACAAGAACTCTTCCGGCTGTTAATTTTTTGTACTGAATCTACATAGCGCATCACTGCGTTTGGTGGTCAGACAGGGTAACTCTCCCTGCTCAGCATAAAGCCCATACCGAGGCTGATTTTATCTCGGCTTTTCTGACCTATATATATAGATGGAACATGTCCGGCTGATCCGAGGAAAGCAATTCACAAACACACAAATCAGATAAACAAAATCATAGCCGGACCTATGATTAATCCCAGTGACGCATCTCTTCGTACATTTCTATGTAGTCATCAAGAGCGCGTTCATAAATATCAAGAGCTTCCTGATATTCTTCTTCAGTTTCGTAATCCTCCATCTGAGGCTCTTTGTATCTCCAACTCATAACACATCCCTCCTAACTGACCAACATACACAAGAGAGAGCAGAGCAGATAGCACAAGCGATAAGACTGAATAAATCTCCCTCGGTAATAGAGTAAAACAATGCGGCAAGTGCAGTGAAAGCGAACATGCCGGAAAATAAGGTCACCATCATGCATCCGATAAACTTGACGAAGCCAATGGTTAATTTTGAAATTTTGTTTTCCATATATAAAGAATTTATAGTCAAGAAAAAGGCAGGAAGATGTCCAATGTTTCGCCTCCCTGCCGGGTTGAACTTAAATGCCCTCACTCTGCATTTACGCGGGGTTGTGACCGCTCGGAGAAAAAGGAGAAACTCCGACCTGCATTAAGGTATAATCCGTACCTAATCGTTACTTAACTCGCGGGGTTACTTGGTTTCCTTCTCTCTCACTTTTCCATCTGCAAGGCTGCCACCTTATTCGCTCCACCTCCTGGTGTTCTTTTTCCCAGACTACTTTGGTTATTTTTTCATCCCTTTTGGGGCATTGCCTTTCTCGGCAGAGGCTCGTCCATCCTCAGTGCGTTTTAGTTCTCTGCACCAATGAACTTTGTTGGGACATCAGGACTCGAACCTGAAATGACTGAACCAAAATCAGTAGTGTTGCCATTACACCATATCCCAAAACTTTACTTCTTGAAAACCAGCTTGGCTGACTCGTTTTCCTTCGCCTTCACTCTCTCCATCTCTGATATTGAGTACATCTTCTTCCCTCCGTGGAACTGGGGATGAAGTTGATTCAATCCCGTCCACCTCTCTACCCATGACCTTCCGTATCTCCTGTATGCCTCGTTGGTTGAAATCTCATCCTCATGAGGATTCAGAATCTTCCGTATCTCAAGGGCTACAAGCCTTGCGAATTCGGGAACTTGGTCGATGATCTCTAATGCACTCATACTATGAAAAGGGTGTTGTGAAAAGTTTTGATTCCAAGAACTTGGTTAACGATCTCCGCTACTGCCTTTCTCTCGATAAGACTCGGAGGTGAGGTCTTTCCCTTGCGCCAGTTAAGGCAGGTCTGTTCGGTCTTGCAGAGTTTCAGAAATATCTTGTTGCGGATTTCCAACCACTCGGTTTGAGTCAGACCCTTGCATATCTCTGGGAAAGTCCTTGTGTCTAAATCTTTTTTTACTAAATTTGCCATACTCTATTTGGACTAAAAGTCTTTGTGTAAGACCTATATTGTTTGTTTGACTCTGCAAAGGTAAACATTGTTTCGTAATAAACAATAGTTTTACTAAACTTTTTTTAGAAATTTAATTAGTTGTTGTTATGAAGAATGAGAAATTAGATGCTTTTTTGTATTCTAACAGGCTGAAATCCTCAGATTTAGTAGAGTTTTGGGGTGTAACCAAGGGAGGAGTTTCGCAAATCCTAAACGGAACAACTAAACTCCCAACCAAACGACTAAATGAATTACTAAACAATGATAAAGGCTGGGACACCTCAATGCTTGTAGATTCTCCGGTGCCAGTGCTTGAATCGGCTGCGCCTGCTATGAATCTTTCTAACGTAGAGATTCTTCTGCGCGAAATGCTTGCGGAAAAGGAAGCCAAAATCGATGCCCTTAACGAGATTATCTGGGAGCTTAAAGCCGAGAATGCTATGCTGAAAGAACAAATTAAATATAAGGGGGCACATGCCGAAGGTGCCGCTGGTTCTTTCGCTGCCGATGCCGTATAAGGCATCTTTGAAATCTTTTGGTTTCATCGTGAAGTCCGTTTGCCCGGACTATGCCAATATGAATGCCATGACTTTTTAAAATTCGTCATGACGTTTTAGAAATTGTCCAGAATAGACAAGAGTGAAAACTTAATAATCAAAAGCAAATGAAAGACGGAAAAGTAATATTATATATCGCAATATTATTGGCAGTTGTAGCGGGCTCTCTTATTGGCTATAGAGCCGCACAAAATAAGAGATACGAGCCTTTTGGTCCCGACAATTTGTTTTTGTGGGACAATTGGGAAAGCAAGCCTTTGCTTAATGACAGAGGGGCAGCAAAACAAATTTATGAAGCTTACTATAAAGAATAAATAATAAAGAAAACTAATATGAGAAAAGCATTTTTGCTCCTTTCAATACTTATAATTAGTTGCCTCATATGGTTTTGCGATAGGGAAGACAAAAGCAAATCTGAGCAAACATCTGCAAGGCAAGATACACAATATTCTATTACCAAGGGCGAGTATTCTCATTATGTTGGTGATGGATCACTGAAGCACATTAGCGACTCGTTAGTCATAGTTAAAGGATATACAACACTTGAAGACATAGCAAAAACCACGTGTTTATATGATTATTATGAGCATGATACATTAAGACTACGCGCAAAAAATGATTTATTAGAGGCTGCAATAATATTTGAAGAAACTGAAAAAAGGGACACCATAGATTTTAAAATAGAAGACAGAGAGCTAGGCGGATATTATGTAAAACTCTCAAATCACAATATCGACTACGAAAAACTAGAGCGCATAAAAATATTATACCGAGAAGAAGGCAACGACAGATGCGAGTTTGTATTAAGCAAAAACGAATTTGCGGGACATTATAAGCATTTGGTTAAGTATTTGAAATTAAAGAAAATCAAAAAGGGCAAGGATTAACTCCCTGCCCTTTGTTTACTTCGGTGTTTTCAGTTCTTTAAGTTTTTCAAAGACCGGCTCAATGATGTCCGTTATCTGAATTGCTTCCGACTCTGCCAAGTCAACGTTTGTGCAGAAGAATTCAAATACCTCCTTTGCTTTATCCAGATGAGGAGTCGGATTGAAATTCTCGTCCCTGGTTGTTGTGAGGTCTATTGCGTACCTCAATGCATCTGGCTTGGTTCTAATGCCACAAGCGGATGCTCCTAGAAAAAGTCCTGCTGTTGCCATAGTGTAAAAGATTAACGCAGGAACATATTCCAAAGGGTGTGCCAGAGTTATTTCCAGTCAAAAACGTTTAATATAGTTTTCTGAGCATCCCACAATAATTCCCAGTCAAATCTTACATACACATCATCCATTCTACTATTCTCATCCACATGGCAGAGACCAACAGTTATTATCTTGGAGTCAACCTTGCATCTTTTGCTGTTACCGATAGTTCCCCAAGAGTGCTTTGATGCATAGAAAGAAAAAGACTTCTGCTTGTATTTCGTGATCCATCCCTTCAATCCAGCATTTAAAGCTGTAATAAAAGTATCTCTACTACTGTATCTCTTATAAAAGTCAAAGCATCTGATATTATCCTTATAGTCTTTCATAATCTCTGCAATACAAGGATACACCTTAACATACATCTCTGCGTGATCATCTCTTCTTTCCTCTGTTTTGGATCGTCTATAATATAAGATGCCTTTCTTATTTGGCTTTGCACACTTATACATATCGGTTGCATTCAAACCACATAAGCCGAAACTAATAAGAAAACAATCAACGGCAAGCCGTTGTCTACCTTTTAATAGCTCTCTGGTATCAATCATTAATTGTATGACTTCTGGCTCAACATCCCTGTGTTCTGGAGCAGGTATTTTTGGCACCTGGTAATACTCAAACGGATCGTTAGGAATCGGGAACAAATTAAGGTCGGGTTCGTTAAACTCCCTACGCGCACTCTTATACACATGTCTTACATTAGAAAGATACAACGATGCCGCTCTGCCCTTCTTTTCCTTCTTTAACTTCTTAGACTTGCCTGTCCTCCAGTTTACCTTGACAACTTTCTCGTCATTGATAAACTGCTCAAACTCGCTCAATTTTCGTACAGTAATTTCACTGATATCAGGATGCTCTCCTTTGAAAAATCTCTCCAAGGCATTCATAGCCACATTGTATGTCGCAGCAGTCCCCTCATTCTTGGTTAAAGCAATCTTCCTCCCATATTCAATAAAATCAAGTTTGAATTGCTCCGGCTCTTTAAGCGCATTATTAATATAGGTTACAAGAGCATCAACGGACATTGCCTGTAACTTATACAAGTCAATGTGGTTAACAACATCGGTCATCCTGTCTATCAGATCATAAGCTGGTCTCATAACAACACGACTCTTGGGCTTACCATCCTTGGTCTGATCCTTTGCCGACAAGACTATGCTTGTCTTTATCCACTTGGACTGTCGGTTGTGCGTGATGCGAATTCTTATTATATTTGTACCGTCTGACCTTCTCTGATGAGGTAACAAGACTGCTTGAAAATTCACTGCCATTGTAACACTTTTTGTAACACAAATTGTAACACAAAACTACATAAAAAGAGCGAAAAACGTGCAAAAATAATGTGAGAATATTTAATGGCGAGTAAAAACAAAACTCGCAACTCACTTGTAATAAGCGAATTGCGAGTTTGTAGCCCCGAGCAGAATCGAACTGCTATCTAAAGTTTAGGAAACTTTATTACATTTTAAATAAAAATACCTATTACAATACATTAAGATGCCTTTTTTGTCGCTAATATTGTAGTTTAATACTATGGTTATGTAACACACTTTGTAACACACAGGTCTGCATGTTTGAATAAGAATATTCATTAAGCTACTGGGATGAAAAATGGCACAAACCTTGTTTTGCATTGTGTGGCATTAACGATTCATAACCATAGTTGATAAAAGCGCAGGACTGTTGTGAAACACTCTTGCGCTTTTTATTATTCATTACTTGCCAAGTTCGTACTTGTTCAGAATCTTCTCTATCATTTCTCTATTCCATCGTTTTTTACTGAAATAGTTTTTTTTAGTTTGTAAAGATAGACCAACATTACATCTGTGAATGATTTGATTTGCCATATTCATTAACGTTAATTGATATGATAGCAGATATAATAAGTGGAATTGTTGGCGGAGGAATTCAGCTTTACTCCGCGCACAAAGGACAACAAGAAAGTGAGCGTTTAAATAAACAGGCTCAAGACGAGCTAAGCGGACGCAGAAAAGAAAACAAAGAATGGTACAACCAGAAGATGAACGAGGATTATATGATGCGATCCGATGTTCAAAACGTACTGCGCAAACAAAGAGAATTGCTTGATGACCAATACAAGAGGGCAAGAGCAACTAATATTGTCGCGGGTGGTACCGATGAATCGCTGGCTCTTCAGCAGCAGGCAGCAAACAAGGCTATGGGCGAAACAATGGCAAATATCGCTTCTTCAGCATCATCGTATAAAGACAATATCGAACAGCAGTATCGTGCAAAAGAGGATAGCCTTTCTACTCAACAACAGCAGTACTATACCAATCAAGCAAAAGAGGTTGCTGCGGCAGCATCTCAGGCAACAAAGAGTGGAAGCACATTGCTTAGCAACGGACTGGAGGGCATTGTCGGTGGTTCAATCGCAAAAATTAAATAAGTTATGGCGGCAAGAAACAAAAAAGAAGAGACACCACAGGATGGTGGTATACTAAATGCGTCTACGGCTGTAGGAGAGGCAAGGAGTCTGCCTGAAATTAGAGAGAAGGAATATGAAGAAAAGTTTGGCATAGATGTGCCGGACTTGCAAGTTCGTGCAGACAGGAGCCGGATGGAGCATAACAATTCGGCTGCTCCTCTATCAGAGGTCAGCACAATCCCTACTCCCAACGAAGTGAAATCAGAAGCGGAAGATGAGAAACTTCAAGGTTTAAGCGAGAAGGAGATCCGTGCAATGCGTAGAGCAGGCAAGCGGAATAGTCGAGACGTGAAGAGATTTGAAAGGGAGATGGATAGAGAAGCGGCATGGGAAGCAAGGAGAAAGGCGTGGGCAGAGAGAAAGGCGGCAAGAGAGGCTGAACGAGAGGAGGAAAGGCGTATCAGAGAAGAGAAGAGAGAGAATGCAAGATTTGCACGAAAGTCTAGGAATATAGACGGAATAACAAGTCGTGCAGAAGCCGGAAGCAAAAGCGGATTGAAGTATACTCCAGAGCAGTTAAAAAGAATGAACGAGCAAGGTCATGCTGCTTGGGCTGCAAGAGAAGATGAGGGGGCTGCTAGACAAGGGGAGATGGATATGCTCATGGAAGACATTGATAGAAAAAGTCATCAGGCTGACGTGGACTTGTACTGGAAGGAACAGCGCGATGAAAAAGAGGAAAAGAAGTACGCAAAGGCTGCTGAGAATATGGAAAGGATAATGTCTGATGTGGATGCCATATCTGACAATGAGGATCGTCCTTTGCGCATGAAGATGCAGAAGGATGAAGACGATTTGGCTGCATCAGAAGCTGAAGAAGAAAAAAAAATGAATGATGAGATAGACGCTGACATTGCAACAGAAGCAAAGGCTACTGCTGATAGGCTGCACGCACAGTATGCTGCGGATGAAGATGAAAAGGCTTATCGACAAGGTGCGATGGATGCAGTTATGGAAGGCGTTAATAGGAAAGCAGACGAGATTGATAGAAATCTGTTTTTCGCAAATGATAAAGAAAGGAAATTCTGGAAGGATGCGGATAGAGCAGCAGATGCTACAAGAGCAATGGCAGAAGACCTTGAGGCGCAGAGGAATAATGAGGAAATCCTGAAGAAGTATAAGAAAGGCAATGAGGATGCTGCGATTAGTGCAGAAATTGATGAGGAAGGAAGGCAGATAGACGAAGCGATAACAGCCAATACGGAAGCGGAGGCAAAAGCAGTCGCTGACAAGTTGCATGCAGAATATGCTGCAAGAGAGGACGATTGGGCTGACTTCGAGGAACAACAAGAAAGGCTGCGAGAAGGAGTGCAGCAAAGGGCAGATGAGATAGACTCAGATCTCTATTATACACAAAAGCGCGAGAAAGAACTGGAGGAAAAGAATGCCAAAGGAGAGGAGTTGGCAAGGGAATTCGCGTCAGACCAAGAGGCTAAGAGAAATAACGAGGAGATATTAGCTAAGCTTGAAAGAGACAAGGAAGATGCGGAAATCTCTGCGCAGATAGATGAGGAGACAAGAAGACTAAACGAGGAGATTGATGAGGAAGCAAATGTAAATGAGGTGGCAGAGTCTGTGAAAAAGGAGCTTCCTCTACATGATGAGATTGAGCCTGCTGTGAAAGAAGACCCCGCAGTCCATCCTATTGTGGGTAAGGCAGAGCAGTTAAACCCTGCCGGGATAATTCGCCCCGACTTTAGTGGAAAGCCAACACCTGAAGAGACTCCGGCAAAAGAAGAGGATGAACTCACGACTATGATGAAAGACCTGTCTGACAAAATCAAGTCATGGGAAGATGCAAGGAGAGTGGCAAAAGAACAGGATGCAGTAGCGCAGAAGGCAAGCAGAAGCATGAAGATGATTTCCGGCATTTCTGATGGTCTAACTGCTCTGGTAAATCTGATGGGTACAGCCAAAGGTGGCTCAAACATAGACTTGGGTACTGGTTCGCTGACTCCGTTGGCAAAGAGATTGGAAGAGGCAAGAAAAGAAAGGAAAGCCGACATCAAAAGCATAGATGACAAACTCGACACTTATGCAAAGCAATTTGATGCGCTGCGACTTGCAAAGTACAAGCAAGATAAGGCTACAGAGGCCGCTTCTGCTGAATTCACTCGCCAGATGGCTTTGGAAGACTACAAACACAAGCAGAATCTCGAACTTGTTGACGCAAAAGCAAAAGCAGCAGAGTCTTTGGCAAGAACAAAAGCAGAAGACAAAGCGACATTAGAAGCAGACAAGGCTGCCTGGAAGAGCTATGAAGAAGAAATGGAAAGGGCATGGAAGAGCGAGGAAAATGAGCTTGACCGAGAGAATGATTTGGCTGTGGCAGAAACGAGATCTAAGGGCAAAAGAAGCGGCACAGGAACTGGCAAAGGAAGCATCACTCCGGTATCTTTCTACGATGCTGACGGAAAGGAGATATCCTATAACGTTCCTACAAGAAGGTTGGCGGTCATCAATAAAAACGCTATGCTTTTTGTTGAGAAAGATATTGCTGCTGGCAATACCGCTTTGGCAACAGCCCTACAAGAGTATACAACAACCAGCATGTTAGCGCAGAACGGTGTAAAAACAAAAGAAGAGGTAGCGGCTGCATTGAACAAAGTGCTTAGACTCTCCCCTACCTATAGGGCAGAAATCAAGAAGTACAGCACCGAGCAAGCAGCAGGAAAAGAAGCCAAGAGTAATACTTGGGACATTTATGAATAAAAGATAAATCAATAAAGATATGCCAGAAAAGAAATACCTAATCGAAATACCCGGTCATGAAGACCAGGCACTATGGGATGCAGAAAAGTTTGAAAGAAACAAAGACCAGTTGTTCAAAGACCATAGCGAAGCAATAGTAGCAGAAATAGATGCATACTCTGAAGATGATGCGCAGGACACCGACTCGTATCTTATACATGTAGATGGGTTTGAGGATGGGGCAATATGGGATGCAGAGAAGTTTGCAAGAAACAAGGAGCAACTGCTGAAAGATCATCCTACAGCGCAGATACAAAGGGTGCGTGGCTACGACTATTTCTATAACCAAGCGATGGACACAGAGGCTGCTTTGAAAGCCAAGAAGGAGGAATATGCTGCATGGCAAAGAGAAAGAGCTCAGGCAGACGTTGCCACTCCTAGCACGTTAGATTTAGGTAATAGTGGCGTTATTCCTGTAGGACATGGGTTCCGGCTTACAAATGATGAGAATGCACAAGATCTTGCAAGCAGAGGAATAACGTTGGAAGCAGAGATTGAGAGGCTACAAGAACAATACGACAATAATCCAAGAGTCAAGGCAGCAAGAGAAGAACAAGAGCGCGAAGATGCCGAATATAAGGAACAATACCCTCAAATGCTGCGAGAGCAGATTAATAAAGACTATGAGGATTTTCTAGCAACCGTTCCTTTGGCAAGGCCTAGGACGCAAGCGAATAAACTTGTAAGCATAAACGAGGAAATAGATGTTATTCGGGCATTCGGGGACATATTCCGAGGCAAGGAAGCTATAGCACAACAAACGACCTATGATGCCATCGCGCCATTATTTATCCAAGCTAAGATATTGAATGACGAGGCTGATAGAATAAGGAACGCCCCAAGTGTAAATGATGACACCAATGGATTTATGAAGTACCTAAAAGGTATGGGCAATAAGTTTTCAAGCGTGGAGTTTTGGTCTCGTGGAATGCATGAAGTGGATGCCTTAGCGGCGGGTGGAAACGTTGCTATCACAAAGTTCCAAAAACTTGCTGACGAAAAAGGAGACAATCTTACAGCCGATGATATTGACAAGACATTGAATCCGGCAGAAAAGGCGTTTATCTTGGCGTTGATGGATAAAATATCTGCACAGGCAGAAAGGGCAAATGAGTTTGCCAGCGATGACGTGAAGATATCAAGTGCCTATAAATGGGGAGAAGGCACTGCCGACATGGTTGGCTATATGGCGGAATTCTTATTGTCCGGATCGTTAACGGGAGGCATTGGAGGTAAAGCAACTAAAGCGGTCAGCAAATGGCTTCTGAAAAATGGTGTCTCTCGCATGGGTAAGAAGGCAATCAAAGGGCTAACAGGAAAGGCTGCTGCCAAAGCGATAGCAACAAACGCAGCAAAGTCGGCAGGAAAAGCATTGACTGGTATCCTTTCAAAAAGCGCAGGAGCCGTTGCGGGTGGCGTAGCAAGGACACCTTTCACATTAGGACTCTCAGGTAATATCGCTGCGAGAAGGACATCGCTTGATGAAGAAGGTCGTTTCCATGACATGAGCGAATCTGTAGTGTATGGTGGCACAGATACTGCAATCGAAAATTTCTCCGAAGAGATGGGTGGTGCGATAGCTGACATGCTTGGTCTGCCATTTAAAGCCATTAAGGGCGGTTGGAAAGCAGCGACCCGCAATGTGGATTTCGGTAAGATTGGAGGTGCTGCTGCCCGCGTGGGTAACTGGGCTGAAAGAATAGGCAAAAGCAATGCGTTTACTTTTTTGCGCAATGCGGGATTTCATGGACCGATAGAAGAGCTTGGAGAGGAGTTTGTTGGTGCAGCAGTAAGGGAATTGACTATAGAGCCCGGAGCCTGGGGTCAAATGGCAAACAAAGAAGCTGTGATAGACATGCTTGTAACCTTTGCTCCCATGACTGTTTTGGGCATCGCTGGCACTGCCGCGGAAATGAATGATATCACAAAGCAAGCAAAAGGAAAAGTGGAGAATTTGCTCAAGCTGATGAACAAATACAACTTCAGCGAAGAGCAGAAGGCATACATATCTGACTTCATGCGCTCTACGTCTGCTGAGAAGTTAACACGAGAAATGGCGGGCATCTGGCAAACAATGCGTGCAGAGAGTGGATTGGGTCAAGAGTTTGAGAGCTCTGAGTTAGGAAAGGCGGTGTTGGAGGCAGCATTTGCCACTGCAAGATACCAAACATTGTTCGGTAAGAAACAAGCAGAAGAGCAGCAACAGCGCGATGCCAAAAGAATAGAACTGGAAGACAAATACAAAGGTCGGTTCTATGGCAATGACAACATGGTGCGCATACATAAACTTAAAGATGGCAGGCTTGTCTTCCAAGTTACTGGATTTGAAAATGGTGAAGCCGGAGCGATAAATGCAAAAGACGGTTCACAAATCACTATTCAAGAGTCTGATATCGCAGAAACTAAAACAAAGGAAGGAAAGGTTGTAAAGCAAAGTAGTTCACAATCGCTGGACTCATACCTTAGTGGAGAGATAATGGCTCTTAATATGTCAATGGAGGAAGCGAGGATGCAAAAGGACAGGAACGA